TTATTGTTCGCCCTCTTCACTTTGTTTATCTTCCGCTTCTTCAGGAAGTTCAACTGCAATAACTTTAGGTAACTGATTGGCGACATCCTTAATAAAAGCCATCGTGAATTCGGTGTCTTCTTTATAGATAGGCCAAAGCGATACTCCAGCAAGAGTCGGATCTACATCAGCTTCATGTGCTATTCTATTCCGACGTTTCCAAATGCTTTTAAGATTTCCCTTTAGTTCCTGCATTGTCTTCTGCTCAGACAACTCTTTTCCTGCATTCATTTCTTCACATATTTTCTTCCACGGTTCCTTACAATAACAAGCAAGCATCTCTGCAAGTTTTCCAGGATCAACAAAGGCTTTGAATGAATTTGTATTTCTAATACTTAATTCTGCAGCATTTATTCTATCATTTTTATCCTGAATGGTCATAATCTCCATGGGGAGTATGATATTTCTAGTTCTTATTCCATTCTCAAAGCGATATCTTGCCTCTATGGCAGCAATTTCATGTGCAAAAAAGTCGAAAGAGCTAACAATTTGAAAATAAGCTGATCTAAGTGCATCATCATTTTCAGGCTGCGTTTTTCGTAACGCACACAATGCATCATATAAACTTATCATTTCTTTAGCACGTGCCATTGCATGCTGAAACGTTATCATGGCATTATCGAATCTAGACATTTAGAATTTGTCCGTTAAAGCAATTATTTTTCGAGCACCAGCTTCAAAACCTTGACGCACATCTTCAATTTTAGCTCGGTATGTATCCGCCACATTACCTCTAAAATCAGTGTCAGCCTGAAGGTTGATAGCGAATACTGGTTTTGCTAATTCTTGTGCTGTTGCAATTAATCCATCTAATGATCCGATTTCCATGATAAAATCTTTCAATGGTGCGCCCGCATCATCATAATCTTTGTTATTAAGTAACATATGAACAGATTTAAGTGCATCAAGTAGCTCTGTATTACGTGTCTCTGCAAGCCTGTCAAACCATCTTTGGAAAGCTTGAGTTGGCTTCGCTTCCTCGTTCCCTCTGGCCCTTTTCCTAAAATTCTGAACCGATGATCCTAAATATTTAGGTGTTAAATCAGGAAAAGGATAATCAGCTGATTTAAGAGTGGCATTACTTGCTGCTTTTCGTCCCCATTCTGCCCATTTTGGTAATGTTCTTGATAAAGATCGTAATGCCATAGAAGAAAAAAGGTCTGGTGCCATAGGAATAATAAAAGCATCACTTGTCATGAACAGATTCTGATTGATGGCTCCTAGGCTGGGACTCATGTCAACTAAAGCAAAATCAATATGGTTAGCTTCACCTGTTTTTTTTATTGCATGATGAAGCGCTCCAGGAATATTTTGTAAAGCTGACAGAGAATTGCTTAATTCATGAGATACTGCAAGTTGGCTTTCATACTCGGCCAAACCAACATGCCCCGGTAATAAGTACAGTCCATTTTGGGCAGGAGATTCATAAAGTTCAGTAGCTTCTATTATATAAGGTCGAGATTCAAAAGCAGGCCGTACAGCATCGCGTATATTTTTTGGCTTTTGAAGTGAAGCGCTCTCAAAAGGATAATCTTCTGCATCTACCTCTCCCAAAAATACGCCGGTAAGATTACATTGAGGATCGCAATCAACTACCATAGTTCGCTTACCTAGAGAGGCTAACATCCAAGCCAAGTGGAATGTCATTGTTGTTTTGGACACTCCTCCTTTATGATTGAAGATAGCAATTTGTTTCATAATACATTCCTTTAAGATTGTGGAGGTCTAAATTTTAAGATTAAATATATTTCTTATAAATAAGAAATTTTCATTTAAATTATTAAATTATTAAATTATTAAATTATTAAATTATTAAATAATGCATTTTTTTTAAATTGGCTAAACGATAGAGCAATACAAATGTAAAAAATTAAATCTCAAATATGGAAAAGATATTCAATAATATATATTGTTGAAAATTACGATTTAAAGATAAAAAACCGCTATGGTATGAATTTTACTGTTATATAAGAATTCAGTAGAACACAAACCTTTTATTAAAATCTCGGACAAACCTTACATGAAAATACATTAAAGAGAGTAATTATTAAAACTACTAAGGTTAGTAGGGTTAGTAGGGTTAGTGGTGCGATAATAGGAGCAAAAAACACATATAAGTCATTGATTAAAAAACATAAAAAACAAATGGCGGTGAAAGTGCCCCCATTCATGCCCCCACCTGACCATAGTTCCGACCTCATAGACATAACCCTACACCATCAGGATCGCAGTGCGCTACTAAATCTAGGCCAAGCTAAATAAAATCCACTTGACCTGAATTATAATAGGATGTCGTCAAATCTATGGCCAATCCCAGTTAGTATATTTTTCTAGCATCGCTTTTATTTCAGCTGGAGCCAGAGTATCTACGATATTCGCACGGTAAGAATGCTGTTTCAGTACTTTCGCTGATGTAAAATTATGAGGGATATATGGATCAAACTTACCTAAAGGAGCAAGCAAATCTATATCTGTGTTAATAGTCTTGAGCCAGGAAGCCAAAATCACTTTTGCACCGGTTTGCTCAATATAAGCTCTACCCGATTCTAAACTATAACCTTTCGTAGTTATATCATCTATTAAAAGGACTGTTTTCCCCGGCCCCAAAGGACTTTTTACATATCTTCTGGTAGCGCTTCGCATAGGCTTATAATTCAAACGAATTGTGTTTAGCTGATTTAAAAAATCAATCGCCATCTTATTATTTCGTGCGGTTTGAGATTTTATTGCATCAGTGTGTCTAATAATTAAATCAAAAAGATAATTCTTTCTAAAACACTTCCCGAATATAGATATAGCCTCGTTCATAACTGGGTTACCATATCCAGCCTTGTGTCCAGGATAGACGCTAACGTAATCTATTTTTTTGTGAACCCCACTGAAATACAAACTAGAAACTATCGCACCAATCCAAAAATCAGGATGCCCCGTACCATGTTTAGCTGCATTTCTAGCATGTTGAGAGTATAAAGTATTTTCTTCTTTCATTGTACTGAATGGTGCTAGTGCATAAAAATTGAAATCACCATCATGTATTTCGTGGCACCAAAGATGAGAGCGAAGACAAAAAGTATCAATGAATCTTGCGATATCTTTCGGTGATGCAAATTCAAAACCATAATCCGTTTTATTTTCCCACCACGTAGCTCTTAAGAATAATAACTCTCCATTAACTGCGGTTCTCATGTCATCGTCAGTCGAACCAATATATATTGTTTCGGTAGAGCTCCATCCTTTTAAATTCAATATATATTCTATTGACTCAGCACGAGGTCTGGGTGGAATGCTCTTATCATCCGCATAACAGATATAACTGAACTCCCCCCATTTCTCCTTGAGAAAATCTTCAAGTTTACTAGTTTCATTATAAGTCCATTGTCGATTAGTATGTATTACAAAGTCTAACCCCTTAGACTTGAAATAATTTATTAGTTTATTAACCTCTGAGAATATTGCACGATCTAATTTACCATTAGGACAGATAGTACCTTCAACACTTAGAATAACGCCCTTTATTCTAGTCATTTTCGTTTCCTATAAATCCAAACTCTGTTGTGTAGGCAGTAAATTAAGTGATTTATTTACAGAAGTTATATAATTTATTGCCTCATTCAATTTTAATGGCACTTCAAAATTCTCTGCACTCTTATTTTTTTCCGAAAACTCCAATTCAGTTCTAACATGATAAGTTAATGGCAAGTATAAATTTACTATTTTTCGCCCGTATGTATATGCATAATCAACAGTGTGAGCCGTACCGCTTTTTATTTTCCATTCAACGGGAATCAAAACTTGGCATAAAGCAGCTTGTAACCTATTCCTTCGAACAAAATTTTCCGCACTATAACTTTGTCGTGGTAAGTATTCAGTAATTACTGTCCCCCCGTGCTTAACTATTTGCTCTCGTAATATATTTGAGCCTTTAGGGTACTCATTAAATATACCATTCCCAAGCACGGCTACTGTAGGAATGCCATATCTTAAAGATTCACTATGCGCGATTTGATCAATACCATAGGCTAAACCACTTACTGTAATAAAACCTCTATTTAAAAGAGATGCAACAATCAGCTTTGTAATAAAAATGCCATCATCACTAGGCTTTCTTGTTCCGACTATCGCAACAGACTTACAATTTAAGTTCTCGAGTGAACCCTCAACAAAGATCCAATGAGGCGGATCTGGGATTTCTTTAAAACAGCGAGGAAAAGATTCATGATCAAAGAATACTAATTTAATGCCTCGTTTACTGAGCTCTCGTGCTTTCTCAATACCTTCGTTCCAAAGGTTTTGTTGCATGGTTTCCCACTCGTCACCTTTAGGCAAATGCACCCTAAGAAAGCCAGCTAACCTAGCACAATCGGAAGATTTAAGTATTTCTTTGAAACCAATTTTTGATTCAGCTATTTTTCGTAACGTCCAATAGCTTACGCCCTTAATAGATGTCAATGCAAGGAAGGCTACTGTTTCATTTCTCCAGAAATCAAATTGAGCATCAGTAGATTTTTCCATATTGGCTTAGCCCTAAAAATTTCTTTCCAATAATTTAAGATTCCATTTGTCTATAAGGACTTTTTAGCATACGTAGGGCTCCTATTCTAGCCCTAACTTAACAAGGTTAAGAAGAGATGCTGAAATTTATCGAAAACTTCACCATAGCTCCTCACGAACACTTAAGTATAGAATCTTCCAATCAAAAAACCCATGTGGCTCAGCCGTAGCTTGCAACAATTTCGCCCTTATTCATTCGCGAAATAAAAGCGTTACAAACAAAAACGGCACTACACCGCACCCGCCTGCGGGTTCTGGATCACAAAATTTTTTCAGTTTTGAGTTTTTACAGACGGTCCCGCCAGCCCGCGCCACTGCCGGGCAGGCGAGCCAGAAAGCAGACTGAAAAAGTTGAAAGAAATTTCACTGTTTTTCACTTTCCATTCTTTACGAAGCTGTGCGGCAGAGAGTTAACCCCCTGATTTTACAGTTTAAATTTAACTTTTTGTGACCTGCCGACAGGGATTTCAGGCAGAGAAGATTTTACATGCGATTGATAATAAAAGGATTTTTTTATGATAAGACTGAAAAACACAGACATCGAAAACAGGGTGCCGGGCATGTTCGGAACGCCCGGCAGTTGTTGTTAATGCTTTTCTTCGGCCTCCTGTAACAACGCCAGCGCCTTTTTGCGGTCATGCTCTCCCAGTGAGTCAATCAGCTCCTTTACCCGCCCCTGCCCGCTCAGCGCACTGGGGCTGATGGTGTGTGAGAACGAGACATTCATTACAAAGGAGTGCCCGCATTCCATATTACTGCACTGGCAGTACACATCAGCCAGCTGGGGATGCTTCCGGTTGGTCTTGCGTATCTTTGCGTCTGCCAGACATACCGGGCAGGTCATTTTCATTATCCGCATGGTTATTCCTTTAAAACAGGCCCGCCAGAAATAAGGCTCCGGACATGGCGCTTTCTGTCAGAGACGTGTAACAGTGGTAACACCGGTAACATCGTTGATATTAAAAGAAAAATCCCGTTACCACTGCGGTATTTACTGTGGTAACACGCGGTAACAGGCTGTTTTCTGTTACCAGTGTTACCACTCATGTTTTCTGACTGGTAACCGTCACAGGCCGCATAAACACAGGCTGTTACCTCTGTTACCAGTGTTACCTCAGATAAATAAGGCTCGCGCGATTTAAACCGGGTCCGCGCTCCCCAGTACCTGACTGTTAAACTGATACACCCGCTTGAGCCCTATCTCTGGCAGGCGGACGTTAGTCTGTGTACGCCCTTCGCTGCCCGCCTCCAGCCACCCGGCGGCTACGCACAGCCGCGCCACCTTACGTGCATCAAAACCCCTGCAGATTTCCTTCCAGCCGGACGGCAGCACATAAAAGGTGGTTACCGGCTCGCTGTCATTACTGCCCTTCTCCACCTTACGGAACCCCATCATGGATACAGGCCGGTTGCGCTCGTCATGCCAGTCGGCAAAGCGGCTGAACTGGTTGCGGGTCATGAAGTCGCACACCTGTTCCAGTGCGGCCTTATCCTCCTGATTAGCTGTATGGCCACGGTCAGCCATCCATGAGGCCAGACAACGCTCAGCGGCCCGGAAAGCCTCACCCTCCGGCCAGCCGGTGATACCGGCGCGGGTGGCCAGCTCCCCGGCCATTGCCACCAGAGCAAAGCGCGTGACTGCACGCCCGACCTGATTCCCCGCATCCTGCGGTGTCAGTCTGCGGGTGAACGCCTTCAGCATGGCTTTCGCCTCGCTGGTCACCTGCGGTAAATCCTGCGTCAGGTGATGCAGCCAGTCACGAAACGGCGCGCCGTGATGCAGCTTCACTGCCTGTTCAAGGTGCTCAGCCAGCGCCTTGCCGCCGCTGAAGCCGTGCAGCTCCTCAAACACGCCGTATCTGCCCGAATCGCTGGGGATCTGGATCATCCTGACCTCAACACCGGCATAGGTGCGTTCTCCGGCATTTGCGGCGTGTTCAACCAGTGACAGCTCCCCGGTGGACAGAAACAGCAGGTTCCAGCGGCTGGTTTCCCGTACAGAACCGTCCGTTCTGGCGCGGGCCTTGCCCTGCCCGTTCGCCAGCATATAGGCGATGTTACCGGCCTCGCGCCCGTCCACCTCGCGGATTTCGTCAAGCATCAGCGTGGCGTCGTTGCGGCGGCTGGCCGTGCCTTCCAGCGCATTACCGGTGGCGCGCCACGTATGCCAGAAGTCGGTTCCCCCACAGACGGAAGCAGCCACCTTCATGGTGGTGGTTTTGCCGTCTGTGGATTCGCCCTTGAGGTGATAACCGCCCCCGCTCATGCCCACCAGTTGCAGCAGCGGTGCGGCAAAAGCCAGACTGACGGCAAAAGCCACCCGCGCATTCCCCACGCAGTAGCGACTTATCTGTTCGCGCCATTCGTCTGCCGTGCCGTTCACCCGGAAGTCACGGCCCTGCACGCTGCTGGTCTGTAGAATCACAGACTGCGCGTCACGACCTATCACTTCGTCCTGAAGCACATAGACGCCACCGTGCCAACCGGTTTTGTTCACGCAGGTCACTTTTCTGTCCGGTTTGCACAGCGAGATATATTCCATCAGATGCGCACGCGCCATCCCGTTGATGTTGATATAGGAAAGCCCGTTAACCAGCAGCACGCGCCGCAGCTCTTCCCCGCTGCCGCCAAGCAGCTCCATCGGCATGGCCCATTTGCGGCTGTTGCCGTTGGTGTCCTCCCACTCCAGCAGGCGGCCATAATTACTGCCGTCAGCATCACAGGTAATGGCCGTCACACGCAGGGGGCTGCAAATTTTGATGTTGCGGATTTCCGTATCGCCGTCTGATTTGTTTACCTGCTTGTCATACCACAGATATTCCTTTGTCAGCCGGAACCCCTGCGGCAGACGGGTAAGCCCCCTGCCGTGCAGCGTCATTTCCTCCATAAACGCTTCACGGGCACGCCGCTCGCCCTGTTCACGACGAAAATCATCCCAGTCCGCTTTATGGCGGGTGGGCGGCAGGGTTACCCAGCCGTCAACGGCCTGTGCCGCCTTTTCCGCCTGAATGCGCCCGGTATTATCTTTACCATCCAGCAAGTCGTTATCCCCGGCCAGAACGATGCGCACGTCCGGCCAGCGCTGGCGCACCTGCTGCGCCACCTTCGGCAGATTACCGGCAGCCACCGCCGCCAGTATCAGCCCGTCAGCCAGCCCGCTGACGGTCAGGCCGGTGGCATAACCTTCGGTGATGATTACCTGCGCGGGCGGCTCTGCTGACGCGCCGGACACAGGAATAAATGCCCCGGACAGCTGGCTGCCCGGCAGCAGGCATTTTTCACCGTCAGGACTGATGAGCTGACCGCCGGTGATATTCCCGGCCATATCCGTGAGAGGAAGCAGTAAAGAACCCGGCGCAAACGTCAACCCGGCCACGCTGACTGGCTGCTCCAGCAGGGAAAGCGTATGCCCGTGCAGCCCCCGCGCCGTCAGATAGGCACTTTCACCCTGTCGGGTCTGCTGCTGAAGCTGTGCAAAACGCCCCCGCCCCGTATTCCCGTCCATGGCCTTATTTCTGGCAGGCAATACGGGCTGGTTGCTTACGTCGGGTAATGACAGCGCTCCGGCCACCATGGCAGAAACGGCTTTAACATCCTGCCCGGTGGCAAGACGAACCAGATCCAGTCCGTCTCCGTTCCCGCACTGATTACAGAACCACGTTCCGCGTCCCTCCCTGTCGTCCAGACGAAAGCGATCCTTTCCGCCACAGACGGGGCAGGCTCCGTGCCTTTTTGCCGCCGGAACGCGGATACCCAGCGCGGAAAGAATATGTGGCCAGCGGCCACGCGCGGCTGTTGCCACAGTACTGACTGATTGTGCTTTCACAGATAAGCCTCCCCGTCTTCCGCTGACACAAAGGCATATCCCGGCGGCAGCTTGCCATCCGGCGCGCCGAAAATAATATCCCGGTACACTTCCCGCAGCTCCGTCACGCCGTTAAGGGAAAGGCGCAGGCTTTCACCTGCAAAACCCGGTGCCAGCATCCGCTCAAGCGCTTCGGCAGCCAGCCAGCTGCCTTCTTCCGCGCCAAATTCTTCCCGCCAGGGCGTTTCGATATGGAAAAGGATATTCAGCGCCACTTTTTCGGGGGTAAGCGGGATGCGCTCACCCTCTTCGGCATAGACAGCCTCGCCGTTAACACGGGTCATCAGGGCAATGAAAGCATCTGCAATATAGCGGCGCAGCAGCGCCGTACGGAATGCCGGGCTAAGGAGGGTGCTGTCATTTATCATGGCGTTCTCCCTTCATCAGACTGCTTTCCCGGATCACACCATCAAGCTGTTCGGCGATACAGGCGAACAGGGCCGCCGCCCCTTCCGCAGAAACCTCCCTGCTGCCTGCTGGTCCTGAACAGGACAGAACATCGGCAAGAAATTCGCTGGCCATGGCCGCACGCAACAGCCGGTTTTCGCCCTGTTCACTGAGAGTACAGACAGGTTGCTGATACGTTTTCATGCCCGTACCTCCCGGCGCTGGCAGACAGGAAGCCGTCCGGCAAAACACAACACATAATCCGAAATGAGTTGCGCACGTGCAGCACGTTCAGTACCGGCATTAACACGAACAGCTAATGGCTGCGCACCGCAGTCAGCGCGGCGAACGGCAAGAAAGAGAAAGGTAAATTCAGGATGTGATGAAGCGAGGACTGTAGCCATGGTGGCAACCTCCGTTAGATAGCGGGTAACGCTACCACCGGAGTTTCCACGCTCACTGGTGGTAGCCCAGACGGGGGTGGAAATACCGGCTCTAACGGATACCGGCCTGACCGAAGTCAGCCCCGCCTGAGCCACCATTACACGATAGCCACAACGGCAAAGAAACCGCAGTGCAAGTAACAGATGCGCAAAGGCAATGACACAAAAAAAGACGCAAGGCGCGTCTGGTGTCGCCGTTAGATTATTCAGGTTTCCACGCCCGGCTGCCGATTTTGCGGCAGCGGGAAAACTATAGCCCGCGCATTCGTTCAGGCGCAAGGGTTTTATAACCGAATTTTGTTGATTGATTATGCAGTTACGTCCTGCCATTCTGTCATTCCTCCGGCGTACCGCCAGACGTTACGGGGATTTCCTGAGTAAGTTTCCATCCGGCCCGCTGAATCCCAGCGGGCTTTTTTATGCCTGTTAAACCAGAGTAACGGCGCTTTCATCGACAGCGGCATAAAGCTCAGGATTACCCAGCGCGTAGCCTTCATTACGCAGGCATGAACGCACGTATTCAGCATTTTCCTCATCAAACTCAACCCGGAAATAGCGGGTATTTGCCTGCGTGTAGATATGCAGGTTGCTCAGGGTGGTGACGGCCAGACGCCTGCCGGGCATAAAAGGCGGGATAAAGGCAAAGCGCCCGGCCACTGAACTGCCCGCCAGCTGGGCTGCACTGATATCTGCCGCACGGTCTGCGGCGTTAAACAGTTTCAGGCGCTGCTGTGCGGCAAGCTCCGCGCCCACCAGGACAACCAGACGCGGGTCTTCCCGGAATGGCTCAGCAATGAAATTGGTAATAAGATGGTTGGCGAGCAGGTCGATATTTTTCCATTCACCCGTCTCACCCAGCGTAAGAGGTTCAGCCATAATCTGCTTACCGTTTTCATATTGCTTCGCCAGCGCATGCCAGCCGATATTGACGTCCTCGCCTTTTTTACAGGTTTCGGGATCGGTGGTGTCAGCTATTGCCATTCCGTTGAACCCCGTACGCAGCATATCCAGCGCAAGCGCCTCAGCAAAAAAAGCATCCATTGCTTTATCAAAATCGCCCGCCGCGCCAATATTATAAATATCCGCCATTTCGCCATAGCTGATACTGGCGCACGTATCCGTTTCCGACAGCCAGAATTCACTGCCATTAATGGTAACTTTTTTGCGAAAACGTCCACCCGCCGTTCTGCCGGTATGAAGCTCACTGGCTCCGATATTAATGGCATTACCTGACTGCGCATTTACATCCCGCAGCGTGATGTTATTCATCATCCAGCCTGATTCGAGAATGGCAGCACGCAGCATATTTTCGGCAGGTGGCGCTAAAGCAAAGCGACGGTTTTCACCCTCCCTGTAAGCGGTGTCTTTAGTCAGTTTTTTATGGTAGCGGGCAGCCGCATCCGGCTTCTGGAATTTAAAAGCAAACATAGCTATTTACCTGATTAATTAACGGGAGAAGAGTTTATTTTTGAGTTCGTCTGCTTTGCTGTAAGCCGCCATATAATCTGCATAATCCTGGTCACTGATAATCGCGCGTAAAAGTGTGTTCTCCGCCCGGTAATATTTACGGTAAGCCTCAGTACGAATTTTCCCGCCGTTATTCAGCAAATACCTGTCAGTGGGGTAAGAGCAAAGCCGGATAATTGCTCGCGTCGCAGCAGTCAGGGCATTCAGGCCGTCTGTAAACCCGGTAACGGCACTTTGCATAACGGTATCAGTAAAGAGCTCTGCCAACCCGGACGGAATACGCAGCGTGCGCGGGAAGGTATTCAGCAGGCGGGTATCAATACCTTTCCCGATATACTGTGCCTCAGCTGACAGCAGACCGGGTAATGACCTTGCCAGCTCCAGCCGTGACTGTTGCCGGGTCTGATATGTCAGGGCCGCCTGATAACGGCGCCCGGCATCCTCGCGTGCCATGCTGCACCCCCGGCGGGTTCGCGCTTCAGACACCGTGTTACTTTTTCCGCTTGCCTGATTCATGACTGCCAGCGCCTCTGCGGCTTCGCGCTGGCGGAAAGAAAATTCATCTTCTTCCCGGCGGCAAATCTTCACGCAGCGGGCAACAAGCGCATTTATTTCTTCGGCCACCGCTTCAGTATCAGGAACCGTCAGCCCGGTGAGGGAAAAAAGCGTCTCGCCTTCTTCCCGCAGTTTATTGAGCGTGTGGATTTCAATAATACGTGCCACACAGGCTGCATCGCTGCCATTTTCGGCAAAAGGAATAACTTTATATGCCTGAAGCGTTGCGACATTATTGTTTTTTAGTGACGGAATGGCGAGAGAATGCCCTCCCGTGATAATGGGATTATTCATGTGGTACTCCTTAATTGTGTAAGACTAGAATATGTACTTATTAAAACACCAGAACTATTCCCCAGAAACCGAATGGCTATCACGCCAAGCGTAATAATCCGCCGCACGCCAGCGAGACATTCTCCCCAGCTTTATTGGTTTCGGAAATTTACCTAATGATATAAGTTTGTAAATCCACTTATCTGTAAACAAACAGTCTGAAGTAATAAACTTCATATCAATAAGTGAATCCGCAGCAGGTCGAGTGTCAGTAAAGGCCATTTGTAATTCCTCTCTATTCATCAATCTGTGTCAACGGAGAGGATTACAACACCGCATTAAACAGTAAAAAAGGCAAGTAAGAAAAAAAACTTACTTGCCACTTTTGTTAATTTTTTGTAAAAACTGGTTTGTTAAATATTGACGCCACTAATTTAGTCATGACAGGATGTGATAGTGGAGGCTGTTTTTCGTCTGGCCAGAACTCTTCCGCACGGTTAAACAATAGATCGACTAATGCCGTTGCATTCTCTTTTCTGAATGCTGAGTCTTCTTTATATAAATATATAATCGCACTAAGCACTTCATTTCTTTTAACTGCATGTCTTTGTTTCTGTGCTGCGGATAATGCTTCGTATTTATCATCAGACTGCTCAGATTCGTTCAAGACAAGATGAATCTTTTTTATATACTCACGCTCTATATAACCTTCATTATCATAGCCAATACCCTCGTCATTTTGCCAGTCAACCTGTATAAACCTAACCATTTCTGAATATATCTTTCCTGAAGGTGTATACAGTGAAGGGTACTCAGGGAAATCCCCTTCATAATAAATAAAATCATGCCTGACTTTAGAAGGCATTGAAAAGAAACCTTTTGTACTGGCTAAAATTAAACTCTTCTCTTTCTTCACCTCATTTATTTTAATTAAACTGAATTCAGAAATATAACTAAAGCCTTCATGATCTTTATCTAAAGAATCAATATGTTTAATAAAGGCATCGACGTCTCTTACTTTGTGTTTTGAAAAAGTACACTGTCCGGACATTCTCATGACGAATGGAATATCCTTTTGTGTAGCAATATAAAAAATATCTCGCTCATCACATCCTAATAAATTCGCTGCTTCACTGATACTATAATGAATACGGTGTAGCTTGAGGGTGCTATTTTTCGCCATTCTAAATTAAGCCACTAGTCCATTAATAAAATCGCCGTACCATTGCATCATTTCTCTACGTCCATCAAGATACTGAGCATGGTTATAAATGCCACGAATTGAATTTTTATCAAGATGAGCCAGTTGAGTTTCAATCCATGCACTGTTAAATCCCTTTTCGTGCAAAATTGTGCTCATCGTATGTCTAAACCCATGACCGGTAACCCGCCCCCCATAACCTATGCGCTTAAAAACCTGATTGATACTGGCTTCACTCATGAACTTACTGGGATCGTTACGTCCGGGGAACATCAACGGATAATTTCCTGTCAATTCTTTCAACCTTTTAAGGTAAACTAAGGCTTGTTTTGACAGCGGAACAATATGAGCACGACGCATTTTCATGCGTTCTTTAGGGATTTCCCATATAGCATTATCGAAGTCCACTTCACGCCATTCAGCTGCGCGTAACTCTCCAGTTCTCAACCCTGTCAGAATAAGCAAATGTGCTCCCAATAAAACTATAGGGCTTCCAGTGTAGGCGTTCAAAACCGTGAAAAATTCAGGCAGTTCGCTGGCTTTAAGGAAAGGATAATGAACGGCCTCATGCCCTTGCATGGCGCTAGCGAGATCAGGCGCAGGATTATAGACAGCCCGCCCCGTTACGATGGCATAACGGAATACTTCTCCGCATCGCTGGCGAACTTTCTTCGCTTTTTCCATTGCGCCTCTGGCTTCTATCAGTCTCAGGACTTCCAGTAGCTCCAAAGGCTGAATATCAGCTATAGGACGGTGGCCAATGTGCGGGAAAATATCTTTATCAAATGCCTCAAGAATGTCTGAAGCATATCCCTCGGACCATTTGGGCGACTTCATCTTGTGCCACTCTAACGCTACATCCCTGAACGGGTTGACTATCTCAGTGGCGGCGATTAAAGCCAGCTTCTTTGCTTTCTTTACTTCACTGGGATCATCACCCGTTGCGAGTAGTTTCTTTGCCTCTTCGCGTTTTTGCCTAGCATCAGCAAGAGAGACAGTGGGATAAACACCAAAGGACAGGCGTTTCTCTTTACCGCCAAAACGGTATTTCATACGCCAGTATCGCGAACCATTAGGCTCTACCTGAAGATACAGGCCACCTCCATCAGAGAGCTTATAGCTCTTCTCTTTTCCTTTAGCGGCTTCAACCTTACGGGCATTCAGCATCATTGGGGGCACATTTCCTAGACCGAACAGGACATGCCCCCGATTGTGCCCCCAAGTACATGTTGATTTCAAGAGACAGGGGTTGACGTCAGATGACCAGAAATAGCGGGATAAGTATATTTTTAAAGGAATTTATTGATGTGAGTTGACTTGGAAATACTAACAGGTGGTGCCGATAATAGGAGTCGAACCTACGACCTTCGCATTACGAATTATAAGAACCACCTTGTAACACAATAACTTACCGCGTCATACCTGCGCTCACACGTCCCATGACGCTAAAACATGCAAAGCTGTGCAACCCGGTGCAAAGCCTTGCGTGTCTCACTTCTGTCCCACCTGTAGCTAAGCGCAAGACGAATCGACACCTTCCGAGGTGTTGAGTTGTTTTGCGCTAATTTTTTGCCCCATGCATGCCACATAGATTGCTTTCAAGGCGCTATGGGCCATGAGATATCAGGAGCGGAAGTCGTGTCTATACGACTTAATAACACTCTGAATTTTTTCAAGGCTAAAAGTCTTGTTGTCTCATCTTCTGTTGCCATGTCAAGATCAACAGCATCCTGAAGGAGTGATATCTCGTTGCTTGCTTCATTCATCAGCATCGTTTTCCTTTCTACTGCCTCTTTCTGCTGAATATCTTTGAGTGCTTTATCGTCGGGTAGCCACTTTTCTCCATCCCAAAACTCCCATGCCCGAGGAGGCCCAGACAAAGTAAACCCATCAGGAATATCTCCAGGCTCATTAATAATCATGGCCTTGCTTTTGTCAGTAGAATAGGCCGTCTTGCCCCGATAATCTGAGGTGATAATCCATGCAGATCCATTCGCATTTCTGATTATCGCCTTGCCCTCTTGCAGAGGCGGCGGTGCGTCGAGGTATGCGCCAGCTGGAAGTCCCGTTCCTCTACTAATCATGACTTCGGAAGTGCCTATGTATTCCCCGCTGATGTCTGCAATATAAACTTTTTGGATGAAATCTTGTTCAGCAAAACCATCTGAATTGAATACCATTACGAAGCCCTCACTATCATATTCCAGACTATGTTTCTCATTCTGACTTCTGCTGAGTTTCCACGACCATAAGAAGGACTTGATTTTGATGCATCAATGGTTGCAGTCACGCTACGAAGGAAAGTTGTGTCACTCGTTATTGTGTACGCAGCTGCAACGCCTCCTGCGCACGTTATCGCGCCTGTGCCAAATCCTCTGGAATCAACCGATGGCGCAAAAGACCCTACAATATTAGGAGCTGCGTCCAGTTGTTCCGAAAGCATTGCCCTCCCCTGATCTACTCCCCTGCCATCATCAAATCCCCTGACTACGTTAGCACGCATATCGGGAAGAACGCCTGTCGTATAAATAGAAGCTAATTTTGGGTATAGCGTTTTATCGAATGATGCCCCATTCAACCTGAGGTATTTAATTCCAAGAGTTGAGTTGTCAGGAAGATTTAAAGAAGGCCACACTAACATCGACCCCACAGGTGAAAGAGTGTCAACCATATCTTTAATGCTATTCAATGATGGGCCAGTCCATGAGCTACCGTCTGATAGAGTGACAGTAATATTACCTGCGCCTGAAAACATTTGCTGCCAGTTTGTTTTGTCCAGGTTAAGTCCACGTAAGGCTTCGGCGGTCTGTGAGGCAAGTGACGCGGTAATTAAGCTCTGTGCTTCCTGAGGAACGGCAAACCAGGCGACTCCACTTTGAGTTGGCCCCGTGTAATTACTGACAAGCGTCAGCTGAGTATTGCTTGTAATTGTTTTAACAGGCAGGGTGTAAGGAGTCCCACCAATTTTAACAACAATGAAGTCTCCCGCCTTCAGGTCTGTTGTAAATGATGAGCCGGTGCCTGAAACTGTAGCTGATTTGTTTGTAAGCGATAGAGTACCTGCCGACATGGCATTCTCCTGGTTTAATTATTCATGTTTGTTTATCGGAAATAAAACTATACGGTAGGGAATACGGCATATGGTATTTTGAAGCCACGAGAATACAGCGGAGTGTTAACGTAGTTTTTACCGTTCTGGTTTATGTACCTTAATATCACCGAACCAGACTGCTGCTTCATGACAATACCGTTTTTTGCACCAACACCTTCCTGATCTTCAGCTAAGGCTCCAGGAATGATATCCATTAGGTAAAAAGGCGTTCCGGACACGCCAACTGTCAAGGTGTTGTTTTGCAAGTCATAATTTGGAGGTATAGTGATAAATCCGAGAACCCTTGGCATCTTTGCTGCCGATTTCGCCGACCATATCAATGTACCTTGAGCATTGAAAACGTCGAGATAACCACTCTCTACAGCCAAATCTATTTTCGTTTTTGCGATAAAAACAGAACCCGGCAAAAAGTATCTCGCCCCCGGCACCCCCCAACCATTGACATTAAGCCTGAACCATGCGAGCTGTCCTGGAGAATACAAATTGTCATCAAGTACATATCCCAGCTGATTGAGGTTTCCAAAACCAGGGATATTCAGATCGAAATCACCAACCGTGTCCGTGCTGGCGGCAGCAGAGGACGATAAAAGTGGTGATTTATAATCGCTGTTTACAGTAAGAGCACCCGCTGCATTTCTAACTTCGAATCCGCTCATAGGAAATTATATAAATCCACTGTTATGGTATCTGCGTAGCTCGTCCCTGGAACGAAGTAGAGAGTGAATCCACCATCATAACAGGACGTGCTCCATATTCTAACAACGCCAGTAAGCTTCACTATTGCAGCAAATGAGCCACTGGCAGTTAATCCTGCGTATGGGACGTTCATTTGTGATATCCCTGCAGGGGCATTTACTACGGTGCGCCCTATGTAGCGCACCATGTAGTCTCCAAGATCTACAATTAACTTTCCACTACCATCCCAGCACTGTAACCCAGACATTAGAAAAGCCCCATTCTGATTCGCAGGATGTTATTCGAATCCCATATCTGAACGAGAGTGCTTGTTATCAGCATTTTCCCCCCTCCTGCAACTCCGTTAATTTCGAAGTTCCCATTCTTGTCCAGCCTCCATCCAGTGGAGCCAGCAACATAGTTATTAGACTGAATGAAATTACCGATTTTGGCATTATCTATGCTCCCATCCTGGATAAAGGTGGAACGCATAAACACCTGTCCATTAACCACAAAGAATGCTGCCTGATAATTACCCGGATCACTTCCGGAATAAATACCAAACTGGTCAGCGGCAAAAACGGTTGTCGACTTATAACTTCCTGCACCGTCAGGCTCTATACCCATTGCAAAACCAGTATTATATAGCTGATCACCTCGCTTAATGCCGAGGTTGAGCGTATAGAATGCCTTGGCTGTTCCATTATCTGTTACAGTTGCTGTTAGCTTTTGGTTAAGCGCTGCCGTAGTTTGTGCATATTGAGCCTGAACCTGAGTAGTTAATTCAGCAAGAGACTTATCAACATCAGCGACGGTGGTTTTAACGATAAGAATATCCGCTCTGACTTCCCCGTACTGCGCCCATTGATGGTCAACTGTAGAGTTATTGGCGAGAGCGTTTTCTAAAATCCCCTCAATATTGGTATCAATACCATTCTGAAGGTTTTCAAATGCTCCAGAATTGCGTATTGCGTCATCAATATAATCCAGCATTCCTGGGATATCAGCCGAGGCCTGTCCTGATGCTTCGACAAAGGGAGAAACACCAAATGCGTTTTTTGTTCTTACGTACATATAGTACGTTGTGTCTGCTTTGAGATTATGAAGCGTCCACTGACTGGAGCGACCCAGAAATTGGGTCTGCTCCTCAATGAGCGAGGGGTCAGTGATGCGATTCTCGCCTGAATACCAAAACTCAAATGTCGTATCAGTTGTTGCTGTTACGCTCATCACCGGCACAATATCAGCCGAAAAAATGCCAGGCGTCCATATAACAGATGTTGGTGCTAGCGGCGCGCCTATCACCAGGCTAACCTGAGTTTCAGCGCCTTTCATTCCGTTCTCATTCCGGCCTCTGACGCCAAGCGTGTAGCTTCCGGCATTCAGTCCGTAGAAGTCATAGCTAAACTTCTCGGTCTGATATTGCGCAACCACCTTTCCCGAATCGTTATAGACATAGAGTTCGAATACCAGTTTTTTGGTGGTCGTGGCCGTCTCCCAGCTTGCCGTAACCTGAACAGTTTCACTATTCACGTTAATAACGCGCAGGTTTTCAATATTTGGCACTCGATAGCCGTTAAGGGTGTCATTTGGCACCTCAAACACTGCGCCGGCATCTACCACAGCCTGTTTATTCGGATCATGCTGGGCCGCAGTTATGCTATAAACAGAGTTGTTTTCTGTCTCAGCGATACTCAGGATGCGGAAAAGGCGAGTGGAAACCTCCGTAGTTGAGATAGCAAATACAGTCCCGTCCCTCACCCATGCTGGCGTGGTTTTCAGTGTGACGACCGCGCCAGACACCGTTGTGATTTCATATTTCGAGAACTTCCCGTTGCTGCCCATAATGGACATAACATCGCCGGGAGATACCAGACTGGAGAGATTCGTATCTACGGTGATTTTATTCGCTGAGTGCGAAAGGATTCGCCCCCCAAGCCTTGCGCCAGCGTAATCATTATCCATGACCTCAATGATGTCGCCGGGTGTAAATGCGATCGCGTCTCGCGCCATCTGGAACGTCAGTCTGTTGCTCTCTCGTTTAGCGGTCTCAAGAATCCACTTACCCGCTCGCCATGCCTGGCCGCGAGAAGTGCAACCGAAGGCCTCGATAGTGGTTTCGTTGTAATTGCCTCGGGCGATCATCTCATCATCAGATACGTATTCCTTCACCTGTTCCCAGCCGTTATCCGGGTCGGTCCAGGACACCACGACAGCGTTGTATTTCTCTGATCGCTTAACCGAGCTGCGACTGAACTTCCCGTCAACCACGTTAGCATTGGTTACGGTGGCGATAGGGTCTTGCGGGGCATCCAGCATGACTGTCAGCCGCATGCCGTCCCAAAGTGCAATCCCTCTGAACATCCCGGCAATTTTGTCGAGAATGTCGCGGGCGCTGGCCTGCTCAGTAATGTAGGCGTTCAGAGTCATTCGGGGCTCTTTACCGCCGTAGCCATCATCTACAAGCTGATCGCAATACTGAGAAAGGACATACAGCGCGCCGTCATCGACATCAATTGAGCCCGCCCTGCGTGCCAGTCCGAAGCGCGTATTCTTTGCCAGTTCACGGAAAAGCCATGCTGGGTTATTGGTCCATGCCTTCTTAAAGCCCCCGAGCCATAAACCGGTATAGGTTCTGGTGATTGGGTTGTAATTATCCGGCACATCAACAATTAGCCCGCGCAGATGATATGTGCGGCTTGGGGTGTCGGTGTACTGGTCGCGGTCGATTACAGCGCCAGCAATCGCCGAGAATGGATAAGAAAGGTTATCGTCGGTTATCTCAGTAAAGCTGTTCCAGATAGTGCCGTTAGTCAGCAGGTCACTCGTACTGTCAGGCGTTACGCGGCGTACACGGATATCGAATGGTTTAATGTCAGGCGCATCGATGACATGAGCCTGAAGATATTCACCAGAAATCTTGCCGTTAATCGTGACCGTTTTCTGCTGAACCCAGCCTGCCGATGCAGTCAGAGTTTCAAGAACAAGCGTTACTGACGTGTTTTTCTGGTTTCCCTTTGTGTCCTGCTGAACAAGGCCGGTAACGCCAACGTTGAAGCGCACACGCGTCACATCCTGGTCTGTGATAGTTCGCACCAGAGGTGTTGCATACTTAACCTCTGTATTGACGATAGTGGTAGCCTCTATGGCAGAAAAACCATTTATTGGCGCCTGTGTCTCTGAACCAGGACGCCAGGCAGCACTCACCCCGTTGATGCTTACATTACCGTTGGCATCTGTAATAGGCGTTTTGTTCAGCATGAAAGAGGAAAGGTGTGACTGGTCTACCGGACCGTAAATTGGCCCCTCACTGATGAGGTCCAGCACACGGTAAAACTGTTTTGATTTGAGGTTATCGTCGAGAAGTTTGGGGGTGCTGGCCTTGCCGCCGCCTGAAGACATAAAGCCACCTTAGCTAATTGATTCTGTCCAGTCCTGGTTGTTCGACGTGTCGATACCGAGGGATATTACGTTTGAGCCAACCACCATCTCTCCAAGAAGAAGAGGCACCGGCCGGCCCTGACCAACGCGGTTTTCAGCGCTGGTAAAAGAGTTGTTCGTGATGGTGTTATTTTCTGCCGCTTCTGCCGCGTTCTTTGTTTTCATGTTGCGGGCCATGTAGATGGAATAAGCAACAGAAGCCGCGGCTATAACCAGCGTTGCCACCAGGGCTACAGTGCCTGTGATAGCGCCTTCAACTACAGGAACGAAAAGCACGGTTGAGCCATCAGGAAGCTTCCTGTCCATGTGCAGGCGGATGGATTCTTCTGTCACATCTTCGCCAGCCATACGGATGCGTATGCGGGTTTTCAGGAAATCCTTTTTGAATTCGGGGCTCTGTGCCAACAGAAGACGCAACCCCTGAGCAGGAGTCTCAACATTCATCTCGACCTGGCGGAAATGTCTTCGTAAATGCCCTGCAAATTTAAAGATGAGCACCTTTCGTGTCTCCAGATGGAATGTGTTTGCTTAATGAACGCGGGCCTGTAAGGCTCCCTGCGGCTGAGGTGACCAGCGCAGTCATGATGGAGAACCATATTTTCGTGCAGGAGGATCATGGCGTGGCATGGGTCAGCACCAGGGAAGGGCTGGCGAATAATTACGTCGCCGGGCTCAGCTTCCGACAGTTCCACCCGATAGAAATCATTGGCCTCCATATTTTTTAGATATAGGTTCTCTTCCCGAAGCCACCACCCCTGCGTCCTCTCAAAATCAGGCAGGTCTATACCGCAGAGATGGTACGCATCCCGAAAAAGGGTGTAGCAATCCATCACCCCATGCTCGAACCTGCGGCCAAGCAAATGCGGTACTGCCCTGAACTTGAGCAACCGGCCATTAGATGCCAGCCACCATGGCAGGTCAGTCAGCACCTGCGCATGACGATCTGCACCAGAGAGGACGGAGATGCTTTCAGGGTGTGAATGGAATATCGCCGTGATGCCACCCCGCTCTTCTGCTGCAAGCCAGTCGTCGTCGCTTATCCGGAAGTGTCGCGCTGGCTCAGGGTGTGAGTTACTGCATGGGAAGAACACTGAGTCATCAATGATTAGCCCGCACACCTCGTCACCTGATGTCGCGGCATAATCTAGGCACTGCTGAATCAGCTCACCTTCTGTGAGCCTGGGAAGCTGCTTATCGGCATTGGCTCCGGGCGCGGGAATCGAAACCTGCATCCTGTCCTCCTGTGTGAGCATTTATCTTTGGCAGGGTCAGATGTCGGGTTATCCCTTTCGTCTGCAACTGGCGGCCCGTCATATCCACATCCTGTCCCGCGATACTGCCACTGGCACACATCAGCAAGAATGGTTCTGGCCGGGATGATGGCGTTATCGCAGTCAATTGGCGTTGCCAGGGTATAGGTGACCTGCTCGGCAGTTTCCTCTGTCATCTCTTCCACGACGTAACGAGAAACCGCCTCCATTGATGGATCTGCATCAGGGTTACCGTTGGGAAAATTGACGGCATCGAGATGCTTAACCGGCACCTGGCGGCGAGTAATAATCACCCCGAGCATGTCATCGAAGTCATGGTTAATTCCGGCTATCAGGCCGGTGATGTTTGCAACCGCCATAGTGGGACGCGAATAGGTCCCCTCGTTTTTGATTTCGAATCCCTCTATGGCTATGGGATATGCCGGATAGGTGGCCCCCTTCCATACGACATCCCCGTAATAGCCATTAGTGCCGGAGTGAAAGCGGATCACATCGCCACCATAGGGCTGAAGGTTTGCCTCGAAAAGGTCAATGAATGCGCCAACGCCCGCGTCAACGCTTTCGATAATCAGTTCCGCTGGTATATCGCGCACGGAAAACTCCCATTAAAAAAGCCACCCGAAGGTGGCTTATCGTGGTACTTGTTCGAAAGTGGCTGTCAGCTCGTAATATCCGCCCGTTTTGACCGTGCTCCATGACCGACAGACGAATAACTTCTGTATCCCGGTATCTGACGGAGTCCAGTAGAAAGACTCGACGGCCATTCTTGCTTTAAGGAACGCGTCGATAGCTTTTACCGGATTAGCCCTACAGTTGTCGTCTGCACCCCTGAATACAAGCGAGTACTTATCCATGAGCGGGTTTATACCTTTAACCTGGCGCTGCTCATAACCGTCGCCAAGCTTGACCACCGCTACATTAGGTGTGCGTTCAATGGTGAACGCCTTTTGTGGTGACCAGGTGAATGTCTGCGGCATTATTTCCCCCGGTTTAGCAGGCCATTAGGCCGCTGCTGGTCACGAATGGTATTGAGGCTAACTTGTTTCATCATCTGAGCCATCTTCGACATAGTGGCATCATCTATGCCGCCAGTAGTGTTTATTTCGAAGTTAATGTTCTGAACGATGCTGCTCCCGCCGTTCCCGCCCTTCTGCATATCCCTGTTGCTAATCACCCGGCCATTGTCACCGGGTATCATGTACTGGCTGCCGTTATTGGCCTGGTAAATTTCGGGTTTACCGCCCTCGCCTACCCGGTACATGGAATTTGCCGACACAGGCCCACCATGCTCACGCGCGCCAGCAACAGCCATTCCTTTTGCTGCAAGCAGGGAGCCAGCATATGCCGTCTGACCGACAGCCGCCGCTGAGCCATAGGTGGCAATAGATGCGCTAATGGCCGCCGGAGCCCATGCTGATGCAGCTGCCGTTGCTTGCGCCATCGTTGAAGCAAGTGATGCCGCCGCCGCAGCCTGGCCCATGATTTGGCTTTTTACCCACTGGATGCCCATCTCAACCAGGCCGCCAACCACACTTCCGAGGATGGTCGTGCCGATATTGGCGAAGGCTTCCTGCAGGTTTTGGGTGCCGTTAACAAGCCCGGTTATCGCATTGGTTGCTCCGCCCTGAAGCGAGTCGATGGCAGAAGCGGCGAGCTGGTTGATTTCGCTCTGCTGCTGCCATTCCTGCCACATTGCGGCCATTCTTTGTTGGCGATACTGTTCTTCTATAGCGGCGCGAGTTTGCTCGACCTCTGCTATTTTTTGAGGATAAAGTTGAGCATAAGCATTGAGAGATGCCATTTGCTGTTGAAAGGTGTTATCGGCGGCAATAAGTGGTGATGACTGACTCCTAACATTCTGATAGGCCTTCTCTGTATCCTGCCGGTCTTTCTCGGCTTTCTGCTGAGCTTTCAGTGCTGCCGCAGTGTCATATGCCTGAGCTGCATACTCGCCAGCTAAATCTATCTGGGCTTGCGTTGCCGCTTTACCAAGTGATTGCTGAGCGTTAAGAATGGATTGCTCTCTGCTTAGCTCCTGAGTTGTCGCCCCAGCCAGCATTGCTTTCTGACGCAAGTTTTCAAGCTTCTGGGCTACTGATTCTGCGGCTGATGCTGAACGCTTGTCTTGCTGCTCTCCCTTTCTCTGAGCCTCCTGGCGGGCTTCTTCTGCTTTCTGAAGGTCGTAGTTTTCTCCGGCCAGATCGCCAGCCCTTGATATCTGGTTTGGGTTATCAGTAACCTTCGCTGCCTGCATTCTGGCTTTTGTCACTGCTCTTTGGCGTTCATCCTGAATTTTCAGTAACTCGTTCTGCTCTTCGAGGTTAAGAATTACTTTGTCGCCATCAGCGGTAGGAGGAGAAACCTGCAGCGCTTTGGGGTTGAAGTTTTGTCCAGCCTGATTCGCCCGTGTTATTTCATCGGCTGTTAATCCGAATGCTTTCGCAACCGCCCCCTGCACCCTCTCAAGAGTCGAGCCTTTCTCAATCAGACCATCATGCACCCCCATAGATGTGAGCATGTTGTTTGTTAGGGTTCTGTTTGCTTCCGCTGCCATGTCCTGAGTTTTTGCCAGTTTTTCCTGAGCGTCAGCTAAATCTCTACGCTTTTGGGCCAACTGGTTTGCGGCATCTTTTGCCTTAATCACGAAACCATTATTTTGATCTTCGGTAACCCCGTATTGCCTTGCAAGCGTTGTATATTTCTCATAATCTGATTGCAGTCCCGAAATGGTATCTTTCAGATCGCTAATAGCTTCCTCTTGCGCCCTAATTGAAATATTGGCGTCAGCTATCACCCCCCTGAGTTTGGTATTGTTCATCTCCTTCATTGAGGCTTTAACTTTATCCAAGCTATCGGCAAAGCGGATTGCTTCTTCTCTGGCTTGCTGTGCTTTCTGCCAGAAATAGAATATCGCTCCTGCTGCGAGCATCGCCGCGCCAGCAGGGCCACCTATAAGAGCAAGCGCACCACGAGCCATTCCAATACCAACTGATGCTGCGCGAGCAGTTGTCGCTGCCCGGGCTGATGCCGCAGCCTGGGCGTTTTCAGCCTCAGCAAGGGCAATAGATGCGGTAGTCGCCCGTGTTTTTGCGGCAATAAGAGCATCCATTGCCAACATCTCTGCAGCGCTACCTTTTGCCACGTTATATTCAGCTTGGGCCAGCGCAAGAGAAGAAAGAGCAGCCTCTTTATCAGCAAGAGCTTTACGCTGAACAGAATTAGCGGCTACCAAAGCAGCCTGTGCCGTCTGATTGTCTGCTACAACCTGCTGACGTGATGCTGCGATATCAGCAATTTTCGCTGAGGTAGCCATGGTCAGCGCGCCGACATACCGCGCGCCCATTACGCCGGCAACAATCGTGAGCGTAGTGCTGAGAACGTCCAGGTTTTCACTCAGGGAAATGACTGAGTCACTGAATATTTTGACGCCAGTTTTTACAGTGGCATTCTCACCAAAGAACTTCGTTATGTTGTTGTTGGCAATTTCAAGAGACTGGCTGATCGTTGCAGTAGTTTTAGCGAACTCCTGTCCAATTTTATCGCCCTGGGAGAGCAATCCATTCACGATCACATCAGTGGTTAACTTACCCTCTGCAGCCATGTTTCTGAGAGCACCAATGCTGACATTCAAAGAGTCAGCAAGAGCAATCATGAGCCGGTTACCCTGCTCGTTCACAGAGTTAAATTCATCACCTCTTAAAGCGCCGGACGCCAGCCCCTGAGCAAGCTGAATGATTGCGTTGCTCGCCTCCTCGGCTGTTGCCCCTGACACCACAAAACCCTGGTTAATAATGGTTGTCAGCCTGGTGATGTCCTCTACACTTACGCCGTAGCTCCTCGTTGAGCGCTCCAGTCGTGCATATAGCGTGGCGGTGGCATCAAGACCAGAGCGGGTCTTTTGCGAGATGTCGAAAACACGCTCTGTGACATCAGCCAGTGTTTCAAACGGCGGTACGGAATCCCTGACTGCGTTTGCCAGTTTATTACTCAGGTCCTGCCATGCCTGGGCATATGCGCCAACCTGCTGGACAGAAAGAGCTGCTATGAGCGCTTTCGCGACGCCAGTTAAGCTGGACATAGTGCCTTCAATCGAAGACAGGGATCGCTCAGTGCGGTTTAATCCCGCCTCAAGACGACCCATGCTACCGTTAAGCCCATTCAACGCGGCATCAATATCCCGGCGTCCCTGAAGGATCCCGGCGGTGTCCATGTCAACTTCATAAACAATCGTTCCAGCGCTGACAGTACCAGCCATAATCTAATCTCCGGGCAATAAAAAACCCCGCCGGAGCGAGGTTATGGTTTAATGGTTCTCTTAATCAATTTAATTGCAGAGTTTACCCCATAGGGATTCAAACTCTTGGCTTCCATCATCTATTGATGATTGACCGCTAATTGATATATATCTTGTTTTACCTGCATAAGCACCGAAGCTGTTTTTTGCGTTTACGTACCCGCAAATAGCCCCGTCCTTACCATCTCGCTCATCAGAGAACTCTGCAGAAGATGCGTCCTTAAGCGAGGACTTAACTGACTCTTTTGCGTCATAAGTCCGGCTAAACTTCTCTTCTTCCTGTGCAATTACTTGTTTTTTTAAACCATCCCTTATCTCTTCATATTGTTGTCTTTCTACATAAGCGTCCCCAAAAATAGGAGTTTTAGAGTTCACCCAAAAAAGAAAACACACATTCGCAGCTAATGAGGCAACTAGAAAGCCAACGGCACAAAAACGCAAAGTGCCTTTTCTCTCTGAACTTGACAGTCGATTATTAAACTCAGCTTTTTGACCAACCTTGGCAAATACATAACCAATGAGCAGGAATGATCCGATTATGAATACCAGCGATATAGGTTCTCTTATAGCGAAAGTACAAGTAACAACCAAAAAAATAAAAGCCAAAATTACAAAGAATTTGTTCACTTCCCTATCCCCATCAGTAATTGATGAGACCAATCCTAGAGAAATATCACCGTAATGGAAAGCAACTAAGCATTTACGCATTCACAGTTTTTGAAGCAGCAAGCCTTTTCTTCTTGCGGGCAAGGTAGTCATCAGCAACGGAATCATATTCTTCCCGGGTGAACCCTTTCTGCTCTGGGTATTTGGCTGCTATCAGAAGCTGAAATTCTGTCATGGTAAGCTGCTCGGCTTCCGCCCGGCTCATGCTGAAGTGATTACGCGCGGCGCTGATGTACTCGAAGGCGTTAAACTCAGAGGTCGCCTGGGTGCTTTCATGGCGCTGCAACTTTCTAACCTTCGCTTTGCCAATAATGCCGTGTGTGATTAGTGACTGCGCAATAACAATCATGTCGAATTCATCCATGGCACCGCGGCGCATCTTGAATGCCTTCCCTGAGGCTTTGGCGATCCGGAGTTCACCGATTAGGGGAGTCACATCGTCGTTACAGCAGGCGCTAATAACAGTCATCGCAGCAATCAGGGCTTTACGTCCGTAACTTGTCGTCCTGATATGCTGAACAAGCCATCCAGGCACGGCACCATAAGCATCTATTGCCGACCGTATTAAGTCAGATACCTCATCGTGGTGCAGGTCGTAGAACGCCTGCACAATCTCCTTAGGTTCGCCGATACGCGTCATGTTAATGAACGATGGCCGGAAGAAATAATCCTCACCGTCAACGCTGATGAGGCACTCGCCAATCTCTTTAAGCGGGGTCATGTTGTCTCCATAATCATTATCAAGGGCGACCGCAACCGCCCTTTGGAATGGTTACGAAGCGGTGACTGTCACTGCACAGGTGGCAGTGAAGCTGCCATCGTTGGATTTGAAGGTAATCGTCGAAGTGCCGGCAGCAACACCAGTTACGAGGCCAGTGCTGCTCACCGTTGCTTTGGTGGCATCGGACGTCGTCCACGTACCCGATTTGTCGGTTGCATCAGATGGCAGGACAGTACCTGTCAACTGTCGCGTCGCACCAACAGCCAGGGATGCCGTTGCAGGAGTTACCGTTACCCCTGTGACCGCGACTGTATCGTCGGTGTCGATTACCTGAATAGTGTCTGCCGCCGCCACTTTGAACTCGGTAGAGAATGTGATGATGTCGTTTGTTCCACCGTCAGAACTCAATGCGTTGATCAGCATGTAACCGATGAAGGTCACCGGCCCGAATTCCATACGCACCCACAAAGTTGGCTGTCGGGCTGCCTGAATCTCAGTATTGAAATATTTAATCAGGCGACCGACTCCGTATTGGTCGAGTTTGTCATTGCGGCGAACCTCACCTTCGAAAGAGATAGTGAAATCGGCATTAGTCACGATATTTTCGACATAGCCTTTGGTGTCATCAGCATCAGACGTCACGCTGTTGGGCGAGAAGTCGAAGCCTTTACTGGTGCCGGCCGCCAGGGCTTTCCATTCTGACTCCTGCGGGAGGGTATCGGCGCAGCCATCAGCTACTTCGAGCACAATGGCGCGGCCAAACAACTTTGTGTTGTCCGTAGGGCAATTTGCTGCCATGGGTAATTCCTCTTTGATGTTTCGGCTTACTCGCCGTATTTGATTGCAAACTGAAGCCGATAGATGAGGCGACCTTCAGCTGTTAGGACTGGAGCGGGGATACCGCCGAAATTTTCTATATAGCCAATACAGTTACTTGGCAGAGGGTCTGATTGCACATGCTGGATAATTTGCTGCACCGAAGTGTCTAAATATCCATTCCCTCCTTTTGCGCCGATAACATCGACTAATACGTAATATTCGGCCCCTAGTTCATTGCGTATGGAAGAGCCGCCGTTAGGACGGAATACCATAAAACGCTCTGACATGTTTCCGGTGTCATTCCACATAAGGAGCTGGGTTGTAAAGCCAGCGGTAAGCCCCGCATCTACAAAATAATCACGCAGCCGGGTATGCATCGGAGGGTTCATAGCGACAACTCCTGTTTCATAACCCGGTCGATTTGCTCGCGGGTATCCTCAAATCCTTTTGTAAGGAACTCCTTCCTTGCCGTGGCTCGGCGGAATTTTTGTGGGATGTTGGGATCGTGAACATAGACCGCATAGTTGGCTGAATACCCAACGCGACCCGTCAGGCGAGTGCCGTTCACATCCAGTTCCTGATATTGACTGTTGATCAGCGTGGAGGTGTCACCGATAGGCGTATATACAGATGCCTGTGATGAACCAATAATGAGCGCACTCTTTATCGCCCTTACGGCTTTTCTTCCCTGAACATCAGCAATGAGTTTTTCAAGGTTGGCTTTGGCCTGGCTTATACCTCTGATTTTCCCAGCCATGTTCAGACTCCAGTAATTATCGCGTAATCATCCGTCAGGCGGTCGAACGTGTCTTCATACCTTATGGATTGGAGTATTTCATCAGCTCCAGCCTGAACAGGGTCTGCTTCGGTGGACACGCCAATCAGGATGTAATCCCCCATATCCGCACCGGAGAATTCCGTCCAGAAGGTGTTTTTGATTACTCGCTCTGAACCAATATCGCCGAGCCGCTTGCTCAACCCACCTTCATAGCCGCAATCGATGACCACCGGAGCTGCGAAACCCAACGGATCACCATAGTCATTCTGGCCTTCCAGTCGCTTCCAGAACGTCGCTTTGCCGGTGTATGACCAGCGGGCCAACTCTGACATTCTTATTCCCTCCAGCGCAGCACCTTCTCACCACTCTCCTGGATGCGCGGGCAGTTGATAAACCACTCCCCATCCGATTTAACGTATCCGGTTGTCTGCCGACCTGTGTCAGTAAGTACCCATACGCGCTCGAATGACCGCGGGAGTCGATTTTTAACGGATATCCACGTCATTAGCGTTCACCGTTACACATGCATCCACCTTTCCCTATCCAGATTCCTGCAAAAGCCTTATTGCTGGGGTCTGGGGGAATCAGCGAGGTTGCACAGCCATACTTATCAAGCCCTCGCAGCAAGGACAGAGAGCCTGACCACCGATCCGCAAACGACTGATATCGAAACGACCTTGAGGCGCCTGACGGGGCTGTCTGAGAGCTGATATAGCGATCGCCCTGCCCCAGCCCCATCAGTCCTAACAAATACATCTGAATTAGCAGCGCTGTCGCAGGTGGGTAATGAGCATCAAGGCATTCCTGAATGCTGTTCACCTGCTCAATCAGCGCGTCAAGAATAAAGTCGGGCAGCGTGATGCCGACCGACGATAAGTATTCCTTCGCCTGTGCTGTGGTTATCATGCTGGCCTCAGATATAGCCCTCCGCAGAGGGCATAAAAAAACCGCCATCGCGGCGGCTGTTACTCAGCAGGGAAAAGCTTATCCAGCTCGCCCTCTGGCAGAAGGTCTGCGAGCTTGTCGACGCCCATATTGCCTTTGTACTCAATGCCCAGATCATCAAGCCGCTTGCTGATTGCCTGTTTGCGGGCCTGCTTATCGGTGGATGCATCAGGGGTTGCCGGAGTCAGCTCTGCTGATGCCTTGCCGGAAAGCTTACGGACATGAGCTTTCAACGAAGGATGCAGATTTTCCAGTTCAACCACATCGCCTAAAGAGACACCATGCCACGGCTTAGTTACTTCGTATTTATCAGCCACAATCTACCCCTTATGCCAGATTTGCACCGTAGACCACACCAGAAAGTCCCTGCTCATCTGCCGTAATTTGCAGGCCTTCGGCAGACATGATCTGGAAGTTGTAGTTAATGTTTGGAAGCGGGCGCGGCAGAGGAACAACACCGACAGCCATACCGACCAGCGGGGAAATAACATCCTGACGGCGAACGTAGGCGATAAATTCGTTACCGCTTAACGCGAATGTCGGACGGATTTCGCGAACCGGAGCGAAAGGCAGAACAGCGTTCAGTACGTTTCCACTCACGACGCCATTCACCACATACGGCTGTGCCAGGTTGGCCCAAATTTCAGGAGAGACCCACATCACATCATAGGTCGCAACTTTGTTTGCGCGGGCCAGAGTGCCGAAAGCGCCTTTGCCGAAGAAAGTGAACAGCGCGGTCATATCTGCGGTGGTCAAATCGATGTTTGCGCCACCTGCGCCAGAGCCGAGGTTGATTTTCTTGGTATTACGGTGATTTTTGATGCCCTGCGCAGGATAGGACTGAACCTGAATGTTAGGATCACCATTCAGATAGTAGTTAACGCGCTTCTGGTTAAACTTGCGCATCTTCGCCATCTGCGAATCCAGCACCAGGTCGATACCGACAGAGTTCAGACCTGCAGCATGACGCCAGTTAACACCGTAACCTGCGGTAAATACCGGGATCGGGTCGCCGTCGCTTGCGTATTCCGTATGGTCAAAGGAAAACGGTGCCTGACCATCAATGCTTACTGATACGTCATCAGCAATATCACCAACAACGCTGTAGAGCTTGGCAGTCTTACCAACCGGCAGCACGGTCTGCACGCCAATCAGGTCGTTGACGATTTCCATGCCAACTTCCTGATCACGCAACTGCAGAACCTGGCGGTCGATTTCAGCCCAGAAATCGCGAGTGAAACCACCCACAGCGTTCACTGCCAGCCACTCCTGAGTCATGTGAGCGCGGTTTGCGGCAATCATGGCGTTGTGGTTGGCATTCCACATATTTCGGTTAGCCCACAGCTCATTCCAGTGGCCACCCAGGCGGGAGTTAGCGGCCAGAGTATCTTTAGAGAAATACATATTTTTTCCTTCTTATGCTGCAGGCGCTGCTGCGACGGTGCCGACGCGCATACGCACGCGAATGAAATCAGTAGAGCTTGCCGCGATGGTGTACTCATCCTGGCTGTAGCCGATCACCGAATCGGTATCATCAGTTGCCAAAGTGAACTGACCAGACGAACCAAGCTTGATGGGGCTGTCTTTCTTGTACGCACCAGGCGCGCAGAGAAGTGCCAGTTCGCGCCCTTCTTCAACGTAGTTACCTATTGCAGAATCACCGGCAGGAACGGCATCACGGATACCAAGCCCTTGATGATATGCACAGTCGATGATGTACAGGCGGCCACTCATTGCGGTTGCCTGAGCAAATTCACCATCAGCATTGATAACTGCTGCAGTTCCCGGAAGAAGTGCGGCTGCGGCGATGCGGGTTTCGGTCTTGTAGAGCGATTTCCCGTCGATATTAACGCGACGATAACGTGACATTATTCCGGCTCCTTATTTGAAGTATTCAGCTACTGAAGGCGCGCCGGTTTCTGCCTGGTTCTGTGCAGAGTTGGTACCCAGCGGAGCGGCTTCGCCCAGAGATTTGAACATTGCGTCGAGGGCTTCGCCCGACAGGGCATTGGCAACGACTTCGCCATGCTTGGCAGCTACAGCGGCGCGCTTGGTCTGTTCTTCAGCGCGAGAGTTGGCGGTCAGGGTTTCTGTCAGCTTTTCCTGGTTGGCCTGTAGCGCTTCAACCTTCTCGGAAATCGGCTTAATTGCCTTCTCCGTATTGGTAGCCACAGCCTCACCAATCATGCTGCCGATTTGTTCCAGTTCTTCTTTGGTTAAAGGCATGTCGCCCTCCGTTTTGTGGTTTGTTGCAGGAGCATCCTGCGGTGTGAAAAGAGATTTAAATTTGTTGGCTACAATTGCGACCCACGACTCCTGGCGCGTTACTTTGGTGCCGGTGTCGTCGAAGGTGATCTGCCCACCATCACTGGTATACCCGTACACCTGTGCATCACCGCCGTTACGGATGACAATCGCCTGTGAATCGGTAAAGTCAGCAATCCATGCGTAATCGTCAGGCCCGGTCGCAAATTTGTCGCGGGCAGCTTTCTCAAGGCGGCGTTCACGTTCGCGGTAGGACTCGCCTACCAGTGCGCCAGAGTTGGTTTTGATGGACTTTGCCTGGTCAGCGTTAACCATCAGACCAACGCCCTGCTCTGGCTGTGCAGCACCGACTTCATGAAGGAGGATGGCGTCATGGTCCATTGCGTTGATTTTGGCAACCCATTCAATGCCCTGAGCCTTCTGTTGCTCGCTTGCCTCAAGCTGGTCGAGAAATACTGCAACGCTGGTATGAATGGGTGGTACATCATCGCCGCGCTCAATCGCTGCAACGCGCTCCAGAAGTTCACGCCCACCCTCACTCTGATTGGCAACCTGAACATCAACCCATTTCTCCGCATAAACCCGATTGCCGGATTTCTTCACGTTGCGGTTCCATGCGCCGATGTGGCCTACGTTGATTCCCTCAGGAGAGAAAGCCGATACAAACTGACCATTGACCGTTGGGTGACCCAATGGTGCCAGAGTGCCTTCCAGCCCCTGATAGTGCGCGTCGATTTCTGATGCGGGGTAAAGACCACCGTTCATTACTACGTTCGCCGGCAGCGTATAGCTGGGGAGAACCAGATGTTCGCGCCCGTTATACGTTTCACGGCGAATAGACTGGCTGTTCACCTTTGTGGTGACGTTAACCTGCATTGTCATGGGTGATTACTCTTGTCTATGCCGCGTGTTTGCAGCAGTGATGTGATTTATTCGCAGCCATCCGCTTGCCCCATGTCTGGGCAAACTCTTTTTTGGCAATATCGATAACGCTGGAGTTAAGCGGCACGCCCCTCTCATCGACCAGAACCGTGACCTGTGTGCATTTGCAGTTAATCGCGTTGCCGTTGATGCTGTACCACTCCCTGACCTCATCCGAGGTGTAGAGGTGTCCGTGCCTGAGAGCGTGTGTGCGTCGCGTTGTGGGGCTTAACGCGGACATATGAAGCAACATGACGTTAAGGCCTAAATCATTTCTTGCCTGGTCATGTTCGTCCCACCGCGCACGCCGGAGTGCGGTAGTGATTTCCGTGCGTGCGATGCGGTTGGCTCTGCTGCGCTCGATATCTGTCTGAGCGGTTATATTTCTTGCAACTTCGCGAGGGTTAAGCCCGCGCCCAATACCGTCCGTCAATACGCGGGAAAGGTCAGCCTTTATCTGATTGCTAAGGCCTTTCATCTCTTCAAACTCTCGCGCCCTGACCAGTATCAGACGGGACTGATAGGCTTCACTTAGCAGGATGTTCTCAATGCTTTCCCTGTCGGCGGCGTATGCCGGGGATTGCTGCGACAGATTGCTAAACTCCTGCGCCGTTCCTCGCTGATAAGCCGTAGACACGTAGTCCTGCCAGAACCACAAATTCAACTCCCCACCCTGCAACAAAATGTCATCGACGAGCGATTCACCGTTTTGAAGCAGCATGGAAAGAAGTGTCTGGTCAAGGCGGAAGGTGTAGCGCTGGTTTACTGCTGGCTCTGAAGGTATGCGGTTAAGTAGCTCTATGTACCCCTTGCCGATTTTACGTAGCCGTTTGCTGAAATCGCGCATTGCGCCGCGCTCCAGCCTGTCTACACCAGTCGGGTCCTGCTTATTGGCTGGTAATATCGCTGGTTTCGCTGGCTTGTTCGCTTTCTTCATCGTCATCCTCGGTCAGCGGTTCGCCAAGCGGCTCATAGCCTGCAGCAACGCGGATTTCGTTAGCGGTAAATACCTGCTCGCCGGTTGCCAGCGTCTTCTGGTTGATGTCGCTCATCTTGCTGGCGCTATCCAGCTTGTCTGAAGATGACTGTTCGTTAAGGTCATCCCAGACAATGCTGAACTTGGCTACCGGCTTCAGGATTTGCAGATCTATCAGCTTGTCCACCATATCCTCGATATCGAATGACAGGTCACCACGGCGCGACTGACAGCGAGCGTTGAAGTAAATCTGGTCTTCCGTGCTGGCGCGCTCGCCTGACTGGTTGCCAACGAGAATGCGAGAGGGAATATCAACCGATGCCGCAAAGGTCTTCAGGTTTACATCGTAAGTAGGTGAAGGGTCGGCAACCGAAGTTACCAGAGGCGTAACAGATGCCCCTTGAGTGGTCAGAAGCACATCATTGCCGCTGTTAACTTCTACGGCAGCCTCATTGAACTTCTCCTGCAGCTCTGTGACGCTAACGCCATAAAGTGACGCGAGGTTGCTGAAGTTAATCTCTTTATCGAAATTGACGTTCAGTTGGCGCGCGGCGTTCTTCAGAAAAGATTCACCGCTGCCTCCCTCTACCTTTTCGAGGCTTACAGCTGCGTTGTAGCCAGGCTCAAGAAATCCGATCTCGTCATCGGACATATCACCGATAATCAGGATTCGGTCAGGGTGGATATCGCGCTGAACTCTACTCCCGTCAGGCTGCACTTCTGTGTACTGCCATTTAGTGACATTGCCGTTGTTATCACGACTGGCAACCTTCAGTGCGCTGGCCCATGCTGGCGTAATCTTTTTCAGCGCCCTGCCTTTGACTACCGGCTCATCCCAGCGCTTATTGTCTTTGACGTGCAGAAGGATGCCAGCCCAGCGACCAACCAGTCGGCGCGTATCGGCTTTGGCGAATGAGCGCCAGAACCGATGGGTGAACACCTGTTCTTTGCTCGACTTCTCCCACGTCGATTCCTGGCGTGATTCATCATCCGGATCACCCTCAATAACTTCAGGGTTCGTTTTCCAGCAGTTGGATACCAGCTTATTTACAGCACCGTTAGCGATGCCGCCACGGCGATAAAGCTTATAGAGGTCATGGAAGTCTAAATCTTCCTTGAAGCCATATTCGCACCACGCCGTGCTGCGTTTTGCATCCAGACCCATAGACGGGTTAGCCATCATCATGCGGGCGCGCGCAAGCCTGGCATCGTTCAACGCATGGTTGACGGCCAGTGTTAATTTGTCAGTCATGGTTTGTCCGGTTGGTGGATTTATGGCAATAAAAAAGGCCGCCGTGGCGACCTGAAAAGGTTAGTGTGGTGGCAGGTGCTGATCTCCTGCTTTGAGTCACAACGGGGGCCGCAGCCGAATTTACCGGCTTTGTCTTGCCTGACTCCTGACCGTAAAGGCCTGGTTTGGCGTATCAGCCTACGCAATCACCACATATTCATTTTAACGCCCTTGCAGGCGCTTAGGAATCATCATCCCTATAGGCTCCGAACCGCTTAATTCGGTCATCGCCCATACCAGCGCATCGAGGCGGTCGGGGGATTTTTTGGATGTGGTTGGCACGTACTCCATCTGCTGGTTTTCCAGTTGATAGAGATTGCCACGATGGGCTACGCGACCCTGTGCATACAGCGCTGATATTGGCTCGGCTCGCGCGAATTTACCCTTGCTCGCATGGACACGGATAATGCGGTCTTTGAACCCGGCATTGCGGAGCGTGTCCTCTGCCATGTCGCCGCCCTGGTTGGTTTCAATCACAATCGCGTCGGCGTCATGCTGTTTGTAAGCGTCCATTGCACGCGTTGCCCAACCGTTAGGGGAATATTTGCCACTGTAGTCGCCGTCGGCTGAGTACTGTCGCTTATCTCCCGCACCGTATGAGCTTGCGGCCACAATCCCCGTTTCATCGCTCTCTTCGCTGTTGGTGGCTTGCGGGTCGATAGCGATAACCGTTCTGGATAGCTGCTCGGTGATGTTCAGAGCGCGTGCTGCTGCAATCATCTCCTCGGTCCACAGTGCGCCTTCTGCGTTGAACCTGCGAGGGTTCTGCATGTACTGCGCTTCGGCTGTTCGTCGATGAGAGAACAGCGCTGTGCGGTGGCTCTCGTTGTGCTTGAACGGCCAGAGCCAACCATCAGGCAAGCCGTGCTCAATCGGTATGGCGTGACTGTTGTCCGGGTACTGCTCCTGATAGGAGCGGCTGTTGTCGATAATTACCGGCAGGTTCAGGTGGTGCCACATCTCACCACTACCGCCGCGCAGCAGATAGCCGCTCAGGTCGTGATAGTGGATGCGCTGCATGATGACTATCATCGGCGTGGTCTCGATAGCCAGGCGTGATTTAATCGTCTCGTTGAAGCGGCTGTTTACGCCGTCACGGACAGTCTCTGAATAAGCGTCGTCGGGCTTAACGGGGTCATCGATAATCAGCGCGCCCTGCCAGCCTGGCTCCATATGCCCGGCACGGAAACCCGTTACCTGCCCTGCTGACGATGAGGCATACACGCCGCCGCCATACTCAGTCCACCACATCGCTTTACTGTCGGCATCGTCGCGCAGCTCCATAGGCCACATCGCCTGGTAGGCTTGCGACTTAATCATGCTGCGGGCAGTGGATGAGTTCAGAAGTGCGAGGTTGTGCGAGTAGGACAGGTGCATAAAACGGGCGCGCTTATTCAGCGCCAGACCACGACCCATCATGTTGATGGTAGCCAGTTCTGTTTTCGTGTAGCCAGGTGGAACGTTGATGATCAGCCTGTTAATCTCACCATCTATCACTCTGTCCAGCGTTTGCTGAATCACCTTGTGATGAGGTGCCACTATCATCTTGCCGCCAGTGCGCTGCTTGAAGAAGTAGCGGGCAAAGTAGAGACCGTCCTCTTCGCACTCTATCCGGCGCGCATAGTTCTTTTGCTCAGCAGTCGTCATCCTCCAACATCTCCCGCCGGGCAGCTTTGTATTCATCTTTCGATAGTGCGGCCACTTCAATCGGGCCGCCGTTCTTACCGGTATGCTCGTGAGCGGCCTGCTCTTTGAAAGCCATCACGCTAATGTGTTTGCCGAGAAGCTCAAGATTCTTAACTTTGTCAGGCCACTTAATCTTCTTCAGTAAGGCAGCACTATCGGCGGCAGCCATCTCTATGACGTCAATTCCCGATAGTGTTGTGCGCCAGACCTTAGGCCAGTCCTTAATCGGCTTGATTTCCCCGTTAGCCAGTAGGATGTCAGCGACGTCCATCTGGTCGATATCAAACAAGCGTTTCAGCACATAATCAGCATCAACCTCGACCCGATCATTGCGCTCTGCTTTAAGTTCGGAGATTCTGGACTGGATGTTAAGTTTCGCTAAGTTTTGCGAGCCTTGTTCATTGGCGGTCTTTTCGCTGTACCCCGCCCGAATAGCCGCTTGCGTAGCGTTCAAATCGATGAGGTACTCGCGACAGAACATTTCTTGCTTGTCTGTGAGTGCCATGATTCTTCCTAGTTAAAAGGAGTTTTCATGTCTACAGAATCACTTCTTGATGCGATGCTGCAACATGATCGTTTTCATAATCAAAATACGATGGTTACCGGCATAGCCCAGAGAGCGGTTGATCATGGTTACGACAGCCTATCTGCAAAGCAAAAGGCCGTTTTGGAACCGTTTTTAACCGAGAAGTGTGATGGGGTTACTAACCCCGGCGGACATCATAATGATTGTCATGCACTTCTTGAGGGCGATGAGTTAGAAAGCGCTGTTGAAAATGAAATGTATTATGGAGGACTTTTGTGTCCTTCCTGCGTTGACGAAAAAGAACGGTACAGGGCTGAATGGGAAAAGATTCAGCGTGAGTAATATATAGCTATGCTATTTGGCGGCCAGTTTTTGATTCGGTCGCCATAGTCATTCCTTACGATGTTTGTTCTTCGGCTTCAGGCTCAGGAACGTATTCCATCTCCTGCACGTTATCAGGTGCCAGGTATACCCATGAGCCGTCCTCACGTGCTATGCCGATGAAGCCGTTAATAATCTCGGGCTGAGATCGCTTCATCAGACCTTCATGCGTCTCACCGGATTTGGTGGTAACCGTGATGCGGTAGGTGTCTGGCATATTTACTCCAATAAAAAACCGCCCGGAGGCGGCTTGGTTATATCAAGGCATTGGTTGGCAGGTAGTTATGACGAAGAACCTATAATCCAAATCTCGCGCCTTAGCCATTGCATCGGCATATTCACCAACAGCAATATCTACGTTTTCAGGATCATCGACGCTCAAGAAGTGATATCCCTTTTCAAAAATAGAATAATTTTCGTCATAACACTCATAGACAAGAAAGAACTTCATGCACACCTCCATTAGTTGTTAAGTGTGTATATCGGCTTCTATTGGCTTGCCTTTAATATTCATCATCAGGCGCACTCGCAAATGCGCCTTGTGATGAAAGCCGTTGTGAAAGAGACTCTCACCTCTTCTTAGGCTGCCTGGTCATTGAGGTCGTGACCTGCCAGCAATGCAGCTACCCACTGAATGCCACGCGGAGTGAACTTGGCCTGAGTGAAGGCATGGCCGTTATTCTGGTTCTCTCCGGTTTTCATGGTGAAGCGGCCAGCATCGAGATGCTGAGCATAGGGCGTCAGTTTTCCGGCCAGGCGATACATAATGCCCTGCTCTATCAGGAACAACCGGAAGTCCGTTTCTTTCACCTTCAGCAGTTTCGCTGCCTCACGGAAGCCCATCGCGCCGGTTGCCTCGACGTAGTGATCAACGAATTCGACTTTAGGCGCGGCAATAGCGAGCTTGTTTTCCAGTTGGGCATTCTGCTCTGCGAGGTCTGCTGCGAGGCGTAGCGCCTCTGGAAGCGTCTGCGGAATCTGCGGGCCGTGCATCACTTTCAGCTTTGCCAGCACTGAGCGCCTTACAGCCTTTGACTCTCTCATGCCTACCAGCATCATCTGGTCAAAGTCGAGATCGTAATAAGCCGTTTGAGTGTGGTTATTGTTTAACCGGAATTTTTTTCCGGTTCCGTCCAGCTCCAGCTCATCCTCAATTTTTGCCAGAAACTTACGTGGCTCATGAGGGGTTTCGCCGGCTTCGACGCGGGCCGGGTTAATAATGCTATTCAGGAAGTCCAGGCTGCTCATGGACACTTCGCGTTCTACGGAGATCATATCTTTCATGGCGATTACCTTTTAGAAAGTTGAGCCTGTTCGCACAGAAAAGCCGCCCCGAGATGGTCGCCACCATATACGGCAGTTCTCAGGCTCAGCTTTCTGAAAGACTCGGGAATGTTATGCGCTGCGACGCGCGTTTTACTGCAGACATAAAAAAGCCCCGCATTAGCGAGGCCGATATTGCTTTGTTGCTGATTGTGAATCTTCTTGGGGGTTGTCCAGCTACCCTTTGGCATTGCGGTAAATGGACTTAATCTCGGCGATAACCTGCTGCTGAGATTTGATTTGCTCCTCGCGGATGCGAGTTAGCTCTGCTCTGTGCCTTTTCTCCTGCCGCCACATGAACAGCGTCATGATTAGTGCGCCGATACAGCCGCCGGAGATGATGTTGTAAATGGAATAACCGCTCATTTAGTGGCTTCCGTTCCGCAGTTGGCTTTCCAGCTTTTGTTGTGGGCAAGAATTGCGCGCTTGGTGCGATCATCCATGGAGAGGATGTCAGCTTCCGTTACCAAGATCGGTTTTACCCATGTGCAGGCGGTATCGACCACTTCAACTCTTGTTGAGCCACTCTGAGCGCAGCTCGTCGTCAACAGCGCTGCCAGGCATGCGGGAAACAGTGTCTTTAACATCAGATGCCTCTTTGGCGGTTGTGGTCTGGCGGTTGGCTACAGCCTTTTCGGCTTCCAGCTTAATCTCGGTTTCCCGCTCTACAGCTTTCTGCTCTGCTTTCGACTTCCCCTTCGAGTGCCCAATGCCAAAAGCCGCGGCAATAGCCATGACGACCGCACCAACAATGCCAAGGATGAATTCAATGCTCATGGCTTATCCTCCGACGGAATGCCTTTGTCGATTTGCTGCTCTTTGATGTCTTTATTGGCGGCAATAGACTTGGCACCGATGTATCCGGCAGTGGCAAAGCCAAAGAAAAGGCCGAAAGTGACATCGGAGAGAGTTCCCTTGTATGCCTGCCAGCTCACTACACCGCAGCAAACCAGAAACGCTATGGCGGCCTGCGTGCGGCTAAAAGAGATATTGCCGCTTGCGCCCCGAAGCATGCTGAACGCGTCCATTAGATGATGCCTTTGTAGATGTCGTAAGTACCGGTGCGCATAACGTCAGCGTGACGGCGGGCCCGGTTTGGGGTCTGTCTTGCCCATTTGCTGTTCAGCATTCCAGAGGCTGCACCGTCGAAATCACCGTTAGCAATCATCGCCAGCGTGTTTTTGAACCCCGCGAGACCGGCAACGCCCATCTGATACGCCATGGAGTAAAGAACATCTTCGCGGGCCGGATTGCATGCCTGTAGTGCGCTGTTAATGGCAGGATTGTTTCGGCATTCCTTAATAACGTTATCAACGAATACCTGAAGCCATACGTCGCCTACAGCACGAGGAACTGTGAACGTGTAGTTACTGACCTGGGCACCTTTCGGGCCAATCTTGATGCCACATGCTACTGTTGGGTATCCCTCAGTATCGATGTACGGCTTTTCACGATAGCCTTCTTCGTAGTTCAGGATCTGGATAATCTGGTTCATTTATCTTCATCCTCCTGTACTACCTGCTTCACCTTGTCCGCCGTCTTATCTGCGGTCTGCTGTGGAAGGCTGTCGAGCTTCTGTTTGATTTCGTTTACTGTGCGGTCGCGTTTTTCTGTTCGCTGCAAACTCTCTGCGCGAAACATGAAATAACCCGATGTAACCCCACCAAAGAAAATGCCGACGGCAGTAACAATCACTATCAGCCATGGGAGGCTTCGCCTCAGCGGGTTTCGAGAATCCTGCTCTGGGATCTGATTAGCTGTTCCTGTCATTTCTGTGCTCCCAGCGCTGCGCGCAAAAGCGTGACTTCCGCCGCCAGGCTTTGATTGGATTCAGTTAGGTTTTTCACCTCTTCAGTGAGGCGGTCATTCTGTTGCTTGACGAAGGAAAGCTGATTTTCGATGACTTCAAGGCGAGCGTTGGAGCGGGCTAACTCTTCAAAATACTTGCGTATCTCTTCATCCCGCTCACGCAAGAGCTTACGCAGCTCCTGATTCTCTCTTTCGAGCCTGTCGAGACCGCGCTCTTGCCTGTCAAGCATGTCGATTTGTTGTGTGTCGTTAGCGTTCCGGGCTCTGTTGCTAACCCAATAACGACTGAACGCCATCGCGCCAGCCAGAGCTGTGGCAACAGAGCTACCAGCGCCGATAAAAAACTCTTTGGTAAGAAACTCCATTGCCATATTGAGCTCTCCGACCGTGGTCGGCTGTGGTGTAGTTAGGAAAGGCCAGCAAGGCAAAGAATGCTAGGGTTCATCTGTGATTGATTGCCTGTGGCCTAATACGAAAAAGGCCCGCCGAAGCGAGCCTTAAATATTTGGAGTGATTTGTGGTGCTATTTCGCAAACGAAAAAGCCCCGAGCTATTAACTCAGGGCTTTTGCCATGCCAAGCCAGCATGCAGACTCTAAATATTGTCTGCGGCCGGGTGGCCTGGACTTCAATTTGGGCTGCTCAGTTCGCTTTTGCTCCGAGCATACACAAAATGTACTACTTCGATTTCGCGATTGCAATGCTTTCGGAAAATATTTATTAATTAAGCCGCCAATTGAGGAAATTCATTCTCAATTTCACGCCTCATTGCGAAAAATATTTCCGAGTCGAGCACATTCTCGCACCAGACAACACGACGCCGACATGACTGAACATCCATTCCTGTTACATGGCTCATTAGCCTGGCGATATCTTGCGTGCAATTGCGGTTGCAATATCGCTTAATAGCTACATCGCGGACGGGACTTTCACGGTGAAAGGTTTTAACCATTACGCGCTCAACAAACGCAGCATCATCTGATTCTTTGGCGAGAGCGATGATGTTACTGAATGAGGATTGCGGGATGACCAGCTCGCGAGCTTTCTGATACAGAGCATCGCCCCGCAAGCCTTCTTCCTCGTATAGCCGCATGACAACGCTTTCTATCTGCTTAGCCTTATCATCGCTCCACTGGCTGCGGATCATCAGACGTCCGATAACGTTGATAGCCCCGGCGGGCGAATCGTCACCTGCATTAACTTTACCCCAGACCTGCAGCATGTAATGTACCCATGCTTTCTGGCGGGAGTTGATGGTTTTCTTCGGATGTTTCCACACGCGGCGAAAGTGAGCATCGTCGATGAAGTTAACCATGCCAAATACTGGTGTGAGCTTCATGCTGCATTCTCCCGAGCCAAAAAAATCTCAAACCAGAACACCACTGGTTTATCGATTACCTGCACAAGACCGAAACGCTCGGCGGTGCGAAAGTTGACTGAGGTTTTAAGCGCTCGGCCAGCCTGAAAAGCGATCTGCCGGCGAAACTCTTCAATGTCAAAAACGGACTTGAACAGATTGCACGGTGCGCAGGCTGGGAACAGGTTTTCCAGCTTGTCATTGTGGGGAAGATAAAACTCTCCAGTCTGCTTAAGCCTCCATTTGCCATTACTGCGAGCCTCTTCATCAATCTCAAGTTTTCGGTGAACAGGTTCCACATGGTCAGCGTGCCAGCCCTTCTCCGGCAATTCACAGCCGCAGTAAGCGCAGCGTCCATCAAATTTCATTCGCAGCTCATCGCGCTGCTTTTTTGTAAGTTTCATGCTGCACTTCCCCCATCAGGCTTATTGAGACCGAGTCGATTGATCAATTCCCGGCGCATTGCTTCGAGGCGCTTACGTGTATCGTCATTCGTCTTTAACGCATGGTCGATGTCTTCAAGCATCTCCTTATCCTTCTGGCGCTGCTGAGCTAATGCGATGTTGGTTACTGTGGTCATGATGATGCCTCCTCATGCGAGCGGGCGCTGGTCATCAGCACGCCATTAATCACTGCGTGACGCTGGGCGTTAGTGACACCGATGTACTTCCTGACGGTATCGCGATGGCATGAAAGCTTACGGGCTACCTCGCTGAGGCATCCGTTACATTCCTGAAGTAAGCGGGGAACTGTCTGAACGATAATCATGCGGCCTCCATAAGTTCGGCTATATCGGGTAACTTCCCGCCCAGCTCGGTCACCACCAAAACAAGCATTCCGCCTTTAACCGCCTGACAGCGCTTGATGCGCATATCGTCTACCTGACCGTCATCCAGCCAGAAGCCCGCACTGGTGAGTGCGTCAAAAACGGCTTTGGGTAGATTGTCCAAATCGCGTTTGCGGTTATCGGGAGGTGCTGCGTGGATGGTGATTCTGATGCGGGGTTGGATTTTTATGTCTAACTTGTGCTGCTGAATGATTTCGATTACTTCTCGTCTGTATCGCTTACCCCAATCGCTGATGTAGTGGATGCCTCTTGAGTGCCTCCAGTACTTGTTCACCGAGGGCGGCCAGGGCAGGACTATTCGGTATTGGTTCATCGCACAGTTACCCTCCCTTCTCGGGTCAGCTTTTGCAGCGTCAGGACGATAGCCCGATCCATTTCAGAACGCCGCTCCTCCCGGCTTAAGTCTTTCCCGTTGTCGATGCGCTCATGACATGACGGGCATAGCGCCGCTGTTAAGCTGTCGTCGACCTTCAGACCGATTCCCTTCCCTTCATTTCGGTGCGCAGCCTGAACTCCATACCGGCCACACAGAACGCAGCAATCTATTTCCCTGACTGCCTGAAGCCATTTATTGCTCCTGAATATCGTCATTTGCGATATCTCCGTTAGGGTCTCGATACACAAGCCATTCGTTGATGCACTCGCCGCAGGCATATACATCATCCGGCTCCAGTTGCTTGCTGCATCCTGCGCAGAGAGCTCTGGCTATGCTCTGCTGCTCGTAGGTTTGGGTTTGGATGGGGTTAAGCATGTTTCCTCCTGGCGCGCAGGCGTTCCCACATCACATCGTGAAGGTGAGAGGTATACGCGAAGGTTTTTATGTCGGACGGGGAGACTTCTGGCTTTCTTTTCTTTCGGTGGGTAACGCGGTAGATGCAGTTTTCGCAGACTATGTCGGTAATACTTCGTCGCTGTCGCCTCACATATACCTCCTGTCAGTGAATCTGACGCCCTGCCCGGTCGCCCACGCCATCGTGTACTCGATAAGGCTGGACATGCGCTTAACGCTCATTTCAGCGCTGCTCTCGCGGATGTTTACGTATTCACCCTCAAGACCCGGCACAACCTCAGCCTCTTGCTTTGTCGCCACGGCGTGGCCGCTAATCAGCAACACCTTCCATTGTTCCGGCCGCAGCCATTTTCCGCACCACTGAACCTGCGCAGCGATATCTGCCAGGAGCGCGTGAAATTTCGCGTTCTGGTCAAGGTTGCGCTTGTAGTCGGTGATTCTGATTGTGACCGGGCGGTCGGTGTCGAGAGGTGATGAGAGGATGGAGTTTATTGCTTCCTGTTGCTGCAACTTACCCCTGAGAAATATCGTTTGTTTCATGGCATTCCTCGTCAAGTTTAAGCTCTTCAATTGCCCATGAAGTTATTCCGTTTTTCTTCAGATATTTGTTCGCTTTGTTGAATGTAGTGAATGCAGCCACCGCCTCCATTTCACCATCAAATCCGCGGATGCTTACGACAAAAACTGATGCGCCCATCACTCCCCCTTAACCTTGAGACCGGCGGCGAGGATGGCATCTTCACAGCCTTCAATGCCATCATCCATTCCTGCTGCGTAGTCGCACGTGTAACCGGCATCTAACGCCTCTCTGGTTGTAACTCCATTCGGAAGCTCAATCTCTACCGCCGCGCGGGATGCCAGCCATGCTGCTGACGCAATCATCTTGATGACTTGAGCACTCAACTCGGTGCTGTTATTAACCTCTTCGTATTCCTTGCTGAACCAATCTAAAAACTGCTCTCTGCTCTTATCCACGGCGCTTCTCCTCTTTTGCTAATACGAATGCACTGCACAGAAGAATCAGCGCGTCAGTGAACATCAGGCCGTCCTGCTTAACGATGGCCGCGAACATGAAGCACAGGCCGATGAAGACCAGAATTATGATGCTCATACCCGCATCTCCTGCCGTACCGCGCGCAGCTGCTGATTGATGAACGCAGTCATCGGATTTGAACATCCGAACTGACATAACTCATGCGCTGCGACATACAGGAATGAGCCCTGGTGCTCGCTGCATTTCTCTGAGTGGTATCGCTCAATGCGCCCTGCATCGTGTTCATCGCGGAGAATGCGCTGGACTGCGCCCATGTCTAAACCGGTACCATCTGATACCTGGCGAGACGATACTGGCCCATGTTCGGTGACGTATTCTCGGATGCGCTGGCGATTCGTTTTACCTTCGCTCAGCTCATAAATGCGGCAGCGAGTACCCATGCCGGTGCTTGCAGAGCGTACCAATGCGCCCTCTCGCACCAGACCGCAGATGACCGCGGCTACGCGATCGCCCTTGCTGCCGAGGTCCTCGACGAGTTGCTTAACGGTGCCTTTCCGGTTAGTTTCGAACCATATCATTACTTGCAACTTGGTTATCATGATGCGTCTCCGCTCAATACCTCGCGCGACTGATTGCCTGAAGCATTATCAGCTGGCTGGTAAAGAGATATCGTTTGGTGAGTGTTTCTATGTCGATGAAGCGAGGGGTGCCGATGTATCTGGCGATAGTGTCTATGTCGTCGAGGGTTATTTGCATGGCTCAGGTGCTACCGCGAGCATGTCATTCCATGACGCCGTAACATTGTCTGCGCAGTGAGCCACCACCTGGTTCCCGCAATCAAGACACGTTGCCTCCGCAAAAGGGTGAATTTGCTTGAGCATTTCCTTTGTTAACTCAATCGGCACCAGTTTACATCCCGCCGGTACAAGCGCCTTACCTGCCAGCGATTCGAACTGCTGCGCGGTGGTGTCGGATTCGGCCTTTGCTGGCTGAGACATGATGGCGCGAATGTTGATGTGCAATTCGCTGAAAGCAGCAACATGAGAGATAACCCACTCGTACATGTCATCTTCAGGTTTGTCCCCAATGTCATATCTTGCTTGCATTCGGAGAAACTCAGCGCGGCGCATTTCAGCCCACTGAAGCAGGCTCTCTAAATCGACTACTCCGGCATGCCTCATGAATGCATCAATTTGCCGGCCAGCAATAATTTCAGTCACTGACAACATTCCGGCTTCTTTCATGCGAGTATCAATATCATCAGCCACCGGCTCCGCCCGCTCCCGCTCTTTGCGCAGCGCCAGAAGCTCGCGGGCCATTGTGTTGATGTCGCTTCCGGTGTATCCAAAAGGCGGCTTGGTTGTTGCGTAAAACTCAACCCGCTCATTGCTAATAGTGCTCATGGTTAATCCTTGTGATGTTCGTTTGGCGTTTGCCAGAATTCTTCATTGTCGCGATCTGCCCAGCGCAGCCAGATGCAGTCGTAAACGAAAGGGATGAATGCTTCGAAAAATACCTTCCACTGCGCATCCCGGAAGCCGGTAGCGATATCCACCATTGCCTCAAGGGGATTGCCGCGCGTTGGTGGCCGCTTGATGCCAGAAAGTCTTTCGAACTGGACTATCAACTCCTCTTCATCGAGGCATCTTTCCATCACAGCCTTGAATCGTGGGTTAAGCGCCAGCTCCATCATTGCCATGCTCACCATCAGAACCCCCCCTTCTTATTCGGTTTACGCTCACGCTCTTCCCTGCGGAAACGCGCCTCTTGCTGGTCGATGTCGTAAAGAATGCCGTTGCGCTGCTCAACATAAACGGTGCCTGTGCCGCCGTGACGGTTGAGTCGCAAAAGCAGCTCTGTTTCTGCCGGATTAACCGTGTCGTCATCCTCATTCTCACGATAGATACCGAGCCAGTAATCACAGTCCTGCTCAATCTGGCCGGTAGAGCGTGAGTCGCTCGGCTGCGGTCGCTTATTGGCGCGAGCCTCGGAACCACGGTTAAGCTGCGTCAGAAGCACGACAACGCAGTTAAGCTCTTTAGCCAGTATCTTGAGGCCTTTGGTGATGATGCCGTACGCCTGAGACTCGGTATCCGCCTTCTCGGCAGCCATAAGTGTCAGGTAATCGACAAGAACCATCCCCACCTCGCCGCGCTCGCGCTTGATGCGGCGCGACTCGGATACGATGTGAGCCAGAGACAGGCCCGGCGTGTCGTCGATGTACAGGTTGTTGCTGTCGGCAATCTGCGTACCCATTGCGAGCGCCTGGGCGAACTGGTTTTCGTTGTAGCCATTCTGGTAAAAAACATCAGACTTCACTCGGGAGTGCTGCGAGATGATTCGCTCTACCAGTTGCTCGGTTGGCATTTCGAGGCTGAATGCGAGGGTTGGAAGGTTTTCTACCAGTGCGCAGTGGATAGCCATTTTCTGGTAGACGGTGGTCTTACCCATCTTTGGCCGCGCACCTACAACGAAAAGAGATCCGCGCACGATTCGCTTGGGCTCCAGCATTTCGTCCAGCGCTTCAATCCCCGACGTCAGGCCTACCGATGACGGGTTCCCTTCCAGTCGCTCACCGACCTGATAAGTCCACTTGTTGAATGCATCCCTGAACGTCATCAGGCCGCGATGATTGCCGGTTTTGGCTTTGTCATCGACCTTCATCGCCAGCGCCTGAACCGCTTCCAGCTTCTGCGCGGTCGTCATTCCTGAGCGCGAGTAGAGCACCTCAAGCATCTGCGTAGCCTGCTCGATTGCCATGCGCTCTGTCGATTTGTCCTTCACGACATTGGCGTAGTGCATGACGTTAGCGGCGCTTGGCGTGTTGCGGGAAATGTCTGCCAGATAAGCAAAGCCGCCTACCTGTTCAAGCTCTCCCTGCATTTCCAGAGCGTCTGAAAGCGTCAGCATATCCAGCGCTTTGCCTTTGGCGTTCAGCCCCTGCAACGCTGCGAAGATTCTGCCGTGCTGCCTGCTGTAGAACATGTCCGCATTCAGGAAGCCGAGCACCTTCTGGACGTTGTCGCTGTCCGGGGCGACCATCACTGAGCCGAGAACGGCCTGTTCAGCTTCGTAGTTACATGGCGGGGTTTTGATGTCATCGGTCATCGCGATCACCCTCACGCACTTCGATGTAGAGCTTAGAGTTCAGGAAGCTGTCAAACTTCATGCGGCGCCACGTCCTGCCGGTCTTCTGGTCAGGCCGGTCTTCCAGCATCCAGCGGCAGTTTTCGCTGATGTATTTCAGGTATCCCCTGAAGCCTTCCATGTCGAGAGGCTTGCCATCCAGATTGCGGGCGATCTTGTTCGCCTTGCCCCAGAAGGTGCGGATGAGGTTACGACGCTCATCAGTGAGGCATCTCCACCCCCTGGCTTCTGGCAATTCATCTTTCAGGCATTGCCAGACTTCTTCGCAGGAAATTTTTGGCTTCTGCGCGACGGGCTTTTGATTCTGTTCTTCAGGCTCGTTTGCGACATACTCATTACCTTTAGGTAATGAGTTATTATTTATATTATTGTTTATGGACAAACGTTGGACATCGCCTGGACAAACAGCTCTGAGAGCCGCATTTTTACTGGTGTTTGCGTTGGACAAGTCTTGGACATTCGTTGGACAATTTTGAGCCTGAAAATCGTCGTATTTAACGATGGTAATGAGGCTGAATTTCTTCTGCATCGACGTGACGGTAATCATCCCTTTAGCCTCAAAACTGCGCAGGAGGCTTTTTACTTTGTTGTCGGGAATGAACGTTTCGCTGACCAGTGTCGGGCGGCCTGTAATCATCTGCCCGCGCTCAACGGTGACCGGTCCAGCATCGGTGTTTACGACGGCATCCTCATGGTTTGCCTTGAGGATGAGATGCACCCAAAGATGCACGGCCTGAGAGTCCTTGTAGAGTCGGCTATCCATAAACTGGCGGTGTATAGAGACAAACCCCATACCGGCTGCCTCCTGCTGGTTTACGCGGCGTTCTTGCTGCCGGTAGTCTGCTAATTTAACGACGCCCATTCTTCACTCCTGCCTTAGCCAGTCGATAAACACCAATGAACCGTTCAGCGAACGATCTGTTATTGGCTGCCGCTACAACCAACCCGTCAGGTGATTCAGGGTGCCGAATCTCTTCTTTTTCCTGGTACTTCCTGCGTTTTCGCATTAAAATGTCTCCTGTTGATTGTGTTGGCGTAACACAGTTGCTCAGGCCCTAAACGAGTTACCGCTCGTTTGGGGCTTTTCATTTTTGAGTATCTTCGCTACCTGCTCAGCAAGGCGGGCCATCTCGTCATCCACGACTCCCCATTCCAGCACTGCAAGTAACATCGAAAACTTCGGTATCCAGTCCCGTTTCCACCGACTGATTTGCGCTTTATCGACACCTACAGCTGCTGCTGTTTTCTCTGTGCCAATCATTGCGATCTTGTTAAGCAAGGCGCTCTCAATGCGTAACGCCTCGTTGCGTTTATTTGCGTGTTCCATCAATTAATCTTCCTTTGTTGTTTAGATAGATACGTGCGCAGACCGTGGGGTCTGCCACTTGGTTTTTGCTTACCCGGTTAGAGGTGAGCGGCCAGAACTGTTAAAGAGCGTTATTACTTAGGCGGCCTGCGTATCGCGACGATTGCCAGGGAACGGCTTAAGCTCCTCAGCAGAAACTGACCCATCATCATGGACGATCACAGTTATGTTTCTTTTTGAATTGATAGCTTTAAATATCGCGCTTTGATAAACGCCCAGGTCACTAGCTGTTTTTGTCTGACCAAAACGGGCCGCGTAATCTTTAAGTTTCAAACGCTGCATATAGCGGTCCTCCTTATGAACACTTTCATTATCACCGCAAGAGGTAAAATAGTCAACACATGCGGTGTTAGTGATTTATTCCATGCGGTGATAAATTTGCACCATGAACGCTAAAAAGAAGCCTCTCTCCGCAGAGCAGCTAGAAGACGCAAATCGTCTGAAAGCGATTTATGAAAGTAAAAAAAATGAACTGGGCCTGTCTCAGGAGTCAGTGGCGCATGCGATTGGGGTTGGTCAGTCTGCCGTGGCGGCTTTGTTAAATGGTGTAAACGCATTGAATCACAGTAATGCAGCAGCTTTGGCAAAAGTGCTTCGTGTTGGTGTTGAGGAGTTTAGCCCTTCACTTGCAGCTGATATTGCCGATATGTATGCATCATTAGGCACTGAAAAAGGTGTTAGCCCTGTGTATGAGTACCCTTTGTTTACCTCTGTACAGGCAGGAGGGTTTGCTGAGGTGGGAACATATACTGCAAAAGATGCTAAGGCGTGGGTCGAAACCACCAGGAAAGCAAGCGCAAACGCTTTCTGGCTTGAGGTGAAGGGTCATTCAATGACGGCACCTCAGGGGGTTCGCCCAAGTTTTCCGGAAGGTATGCTAATACTCGTAGACCCGGCTGAGGATGTGGAACCTGGTGACTTCTGCGTGGCGTCTATCAATGGAGACTCAGAAGTGACTTTCAAGAAATATGACCGTGATGCAGGTGTCAGTTATCTCGTTCCGTTAAACCCTGCGTACAGAGTTCTTGATTGCGATCACACCTGCCGCATCATAGGCAAGGTAGTTAAGGCGCAGTGGCCTGAAGAGACGTTTGGTTGATAGGTAAGGTCTTCTGTTCGGCGCATAGTTGGTAGGCGGTGGCCTTTGAAAATTAAGATGATAGATGGCGCATATATATCTGCAACTGCGATTGAAGACATCAAAAAATAGGCGAAAAGGTTAACTACCTATTAATTGCATTCACGAGGAAATGATGCAGGACGATCATCAGAGTGAAGGACAGATTACCGACCAGGATAATTTATTTGGCTTAGATGTTGTAAGCATGCGTCCTGTTCTAGGAAAAAGAACCGCTCATCTTAGGCACACGGTAATTGCAACGGATGGATGGGAATATGCAGTTAAATGCTGCCAGGATGGAGCTGATTCCCTAGCCAAGATTGCCCACAACCCAATGCTAGTGCCAGCAAGTGAATGGCTATGCACCAAGCTTGCTGATATGTGCGGGATAGCCACTCCGCATTGCAAGATAATTCATGATGAGAGCACCGGCGTGGATTACTTTGGGTCGAGATACGATTTGTCTGCTACCTCCACCCCGATGGATGAGATAACCTTTGCAGAGCATTTGTGTACGTCTACAGCTCTTAAGAATCAGGTTTGGGCTATTTACGCATTTGATCAGTTTGTATTTAATATTGATAGGAACTTATCGAACTATCTGTATTCCGTTGGTCGTGATGGACATGTAATCGTCCAGCCTTTTGATTTCGGTTTTTCCTCACTGGTAATGGGGTGGCCAAACAGAACTGGTGACGCACTGCTTCCTTATGGGTGCCCTACAACGGATAAGTGGGTGAGTATCAGAAAGTTGACAGGAGATCATCCTTCCTGTAGAGAATCAGGGATAGCTATACTTGATAAGCTTTCAAGAATCCAGCCAGGGACGATAGAGTCCATATGTAATGCTATGCCAGAGTCCTGGCTCAACCCCCTTCAAAAATCGGCTTTAACGTCATGGTGGGCGAGTAACAATAGGCAAGCGCGAATAGATGTTGTTCGGAAAGAGGTGTTGAGATGACAGTCTATAACTACAGCATCATAAGGATTACCCCAAATCCCGTTCGAGCAGAATCTATCAATGTTGGTATTGTTGTAGCTACACCAGGCGGTCCAGACATCAGGGTCCTTGAGGCATCAACAAAGATAAAAGCGATAACTAAAACGTTTAGCATGGAAAATCTTGAGGATTTAAAGGCAAGATTAGAATTGCTACTAACAGAAAAGTTAACACTTGAAGAGGCTGTAAGTTTTTTCCAAGGAAGTATAAGCCTTTCTAACACAGGTAATTTTTCAGCAAATACTGAATACGAGTATGAAAGCAATGTAGAACTCCTGAACAAAACATACATAACACCTGAGAGATCTAACAAAAAAGAGCCGATCACCCAGAAGAGAATAATCACTGAGCTAAAAAATCAGTTTTCTCACTATGGGATTATGGGGAAAGGGTTTGATGACCTTAACGATCACAAGGTTGTTCAGGGCTACCCTCTCTCTGCTCAGCAGGGTTTGTATGCCGAACTTTTACTTAAAAATGGCGTTTATCACCTTACTGAAACGCTAGATCTCAGGACTACAAATGCAAAACAGAAAATTGGTGATAGCGCATTCAAGGCGATAACAATGAGTACGGCCAAGACGATCTGGAGTGGGCAAGTGAATACATTCCTTGTTTATGCTGCTGACATGTCTCAAGTACGTATACACTCGCAACAATTAGCCCTTGTTGATAATTATGCAGATAGAATGTTTAACTTACTCAGTAATGAGGAAATGTCTGTTTACTTCGAGCATATGCTTACAGCTGCCGGAATGGCCGCATAAAACCTGATTCCCTTTTCCCCGGCCGCCGCGCCGGGTTTTTTATTGCCCGCAGCATATCCCTCATCCCCATCCCCACTATCACCCCAACGTTTAGCGCCTCAAAAGTCGGTTAACCTCCCCTCTCTTCCCCCTTAATGGCTCGCAAGAGTTCTTTTTCACACAAAAAACAAAATTTATTTCCTTTTGATTCAACACCTTCATCACCTAGCGTAATTTTTTATCTCCTGCGGTGTTGACTATAAAACCACTGGCGGTGATACTAAGCCCATCAGCAGGACGCTGGTAGCCAAACGGAACAGATTGGCATCGCTCTTTAACATCGATGAACTCTCAACCTAACCGTTGAGACCAGAACCAAGGTGGTTTTGGAGATGGCGCGAATTGCAGCTCGCAGAAGCAACCAGAAGATAAGCATCTGGCGCGCCATGTACCTAAACCACTTACCGGAGGTCAGCATGGCAACCATCATCTGGAAAGAAGCAAAAGGCACTGCCAAGAGCCGCTATAAAGCGCGCCGGGCCGCCAAGATTGAACAGGCACAGCAAGACGCTTCTCTTGCTCGCAGAATCGAACAGAAGCTCTCTGGTTGCGTCAGAGCAGACCGAGCCACTTCGCTCGTAGCTCTCCGCAACAACAAGCCGGAAGTAACCCAACGCAAGCGTAACCCGGCCAACCGCAAGCCGGTTAACCACCCTACCCACTTGATTAACGCGCACCAGAAAATGCGCGGTAAATCGATTCCGTTAATTTGAGGTGATCTATGTCTACAAGTGCTAAGTACGCAGCTGAGTGCGAATCCGAGTACCAGCGCTATCGTCAAAAATGTCGAGCCACTTCCCGTGGTGATGGCGTCCATAGTCTGTGGGTTAAGCTCGCATGGAAAAATCGCTGTAATCAGCGCGCATGGTTAAAAGAGGTCGCCTAATGGCGGCCTTTCTTTTTGGCAGCAAGCCACTTATCTGAGGTGAGATATGAAATTCAAAGGTACGCCGGGGCCGTGGGAAGTAATGAACGCAACGGATGTGTTCACACAGCAAGGGTCTGCAAACGGAAGTGGTGTTGTCTGTGATAACGACGATGGATGGCAGGTTGCTGGATGCTTCAATGGGAAAACCTTTGTCCAGGGTGAGTTGGTAACACTCTCCCTTTCTGAAAAGGAAGCTAACGCCCGTCTGATAGCTGCGGCTCCTGACCTTCTCGAAGCGCTTCAACTGTCAGTTAAGGCGATGCAAGAAGGCAGACTCGTCTCATACCCGGAGTGGTATGGGGTAATCAACAAAGCCCGCGCGGCAATAGCTAAAGCCATCGGCGAGGAGGAGTGAATGGAGTGGATTAAATGTAGCGAGCGGATGCCTGGAATTGGGAATCGAGTCATTGTGACCATCGAGGGCAAATACGTCCGCTGTGCTTCGTATACGCAATGGGATGGAGCGAAAACGGAAAGAGGTAGAGCGCCAAGATTTGAAGACTTAAGGGGCATTGTGCATGGCGTCACCCACTGGATGCCGCTACCTGCCCCGCCCGCTGAATAGCAGCCGATAGCCGATTCATGGAGTCGGTTATCTGATGCAATCCGCATAACAGGAGATATCAATGGAAATAAGCAAAGAGCAAGCGGCAGAGATAATCAAGCTTATCGAACAAGCATTTCTCGACGGTTTTGATGATGAAACTCTGGTTGAGCTGCATGAGCAGTTAACTGAATTCGTCAGCGAATAAGCCCTATAGCTGATTTACGAGTCAGCTATGTGAGCAATATCGCTCATAACCAAGACAGGAGACGAAGACCTGTCCTGGTTAAATGGAGAAATAACCCTTGTTGTCTGTTCGCCCTCTCCGGAGGGCTTTTTTTCGCCTGCATATCAACAAGGCTGCTTATTAGCGCGGCCTTTTCGCTATGCCCACTTAACCGTAAGGAATCCCACCATGATGCAATTATCGCTATCGGGTGGCGGCATCATGTCCGCCTATTACCCGACAGAATCCGAATTATCAAAACGCTTTCGCCGCCTTATCCGTGCGGCTCGTAAACAACTGGAGGCGTTATGCCACATGTAAATCACAGCGCTTTGCGGGCAGCTCAGAGCAAAGCGGTTATCGCGCGCTTCCTCGGTGACGCCGGGATGTGGTTGCAGGCCAATCAACAGATGAAGCAGGCAGTGAGCATGCCCTGGTACCGGAGGCCGCAATGACAACTCCAGTTCGCGAATGGTCGGATGATGCCTTTATCCGCCTCATGAAAGATTTGATGAAACCGCAACCGAAACCACAGGAGCAGAAGCAATGAGACTGAGCCTGACAGATGTTAAAGAAGTTGAGCAAATTATCGCCGCGCTGGACGCGACGGATAACGAACGCATCAGCGATGAAGTTGAGCGTCTGGCGAAGAAAGCCAACCCGTTTATTTCAGCGTTGGCGGCGATGGATGCGGATGAGCATACCGCTGACGCTATCAGTTACCTCGAAGGCCACAGCATCGCGTTTCAGGACGCATCCGAGGGTTGGTGGATTGATGCGCTGACCGAGCGCGTTACTGCCGAGTACGCCATCGGCATCTTCAAGGCACGGCATTCACACAGGGAGGCAGCGTAATGGCAAGCCCGGTTGTTAATCAGGTATACGAGCTTATCAATCCCCTGAAGGTTGAGTTCGAGCAGGTATGCGCTGAGCCATCAATAAATTTCAAGCGTGAATCAGAGTTTGCGATGCAGATATTCGCCAATAACGACTATCTCGCAAAGACTGCAATGAATAACACGACCAGTACCCGCAGCGCGATCATGAACGTTGCTGCGATTGGCATCACGCTGAACCCAGCGCAGAAACTGGCCTATCTGGTTCCACGGAAAGGAGCCATTTGCCTCGATATAAGCTACATGGGGCTGATGCATATTGCCCAGCAATCAGGGGCAATTAAGTGGTGCCAGTCGGCAATCGTCCGTAAAAATGACCAATTCCGTCGCGAGGGTCTCGATAAGCCTCCGGTTCACATCTATAGCGAGTTTGACACCAAAGAACAGCGCGGAGAGGTTGTAGGCGCTTATGTTGTCGTGAAAACGGACGATGGCGACTACCTGACGCACACCATGCGTATTGAAGACATTTATTCAATACGTGACCGGTCTGAAGCATGGAAGAAGTACAAAACTGACAACAGCAAAAAATGCCCGTGGGTTACCGATGAAGAGCAGATGATGCTCAAGACGGTCGTGAAGCAAGCTGCCAAATACTGGCCGCGCCGTGAGCGACTCGACGCGGCAATTGACTATGTTAATACCGAGGGGGAAGAAGGTATTAACTTCGCCGCAGAACGGCAGCCTGAGCGCGATATCACCCCGGCAGACATTGCAACCATCAAAGAAATTAACGACGTACTCATCGCCATGAATAAAACGTGGGATGAAGACCTGTTGCCTCTTTGCTCGAAAATCTTCCGTCGCGAAATTCTCGCGTCATCTGAGCTTACCCAAATCGAAGCCGTTAAGGCACTCGGATTCCTCAGGCAAAAGGCGGCAGCATGACTCCAGAAATCATCCTTGAGCGCACAGGGATAGATGTGCTCACGGTTGAACAAGGAGATGAGGCGTGGCAGAGGCTGCGCCTCGGAGTTATCACCGCATCAGATGTTCATAACGTCATATCAAAACCACGCTCAGGTAAAAAATGGCCGGATATGAAGATGTCATATTTCCACACCCTTCTCGCTGAGGTGTGTACCGGCGTAGCTCCTGAAGTTAACGCCAAGGCTCTGGCATGGGGAAAGCAATACGAGGATGACGCAAGAGCCCTGTTTGAGTTCACTGTCGGCGTTCAGGTAACCGAGTCGCCAATTATCTACAAGGACGAAACTATGCGCACTGCATGCTCACCGGATGGGCTTTGCAGTGATGGCCGAGGGCTTGAGCTTAAATGCCCTTTCACTTCTCGCGACTTCATGAAATTTCGCCTCGGCGGATTTGAAGCCATAAAGTCAGCGTACATGGCTCAGGTGCAGTTCAGCATGTGGGTAACTGGTAAGGATGCCTGGTACTTTTCGAATTATGACCCGCGCATGAGGCGCGAAGGACTTCATCATGTCGTTGTCGAACGTGATGAAAAATACATGGAAGAATTCACGGAAGCGGTGCCAGAGTTCATTGAAAAGATGGACATGGCGCTGGCAGAAATTGGCTTCACCTTCGGAGAACAATGGAGGTGAAATGCCAGCAGAACCATTCAAAAAACGCCGTGGCAATCAGCAGACGCTGGGCCGCAACTGGACCACCACCTAGTTAAGCCTCATCAAATCACTGGCCGGCAGCGTCCATCCCAAGATTATAGCCCGCCAGTTAAACCGCTCATACGAATCTATCCGCCAGATGGCAAAGCGCGAGCATATCAGCCTGCGTCGCGTTTAATCGTGCGCCACGGAGGGTGCGAGGAAAAATCCATGATTACACATGACCCGCTTATCACACCAAGCGAGCTGGCCGCTCGCGTCAAATCTCAGCCGATGCCGAGCCGCGAAGAATTGATGAAACGCAACAGCTTCGGCTCCGTGAATAACAACAAATACCTCAACCGCTGGCTGCGTCAAGGCGGTGCTGCATGAAAGCACTTTCCATCCGCCAACCGTGGGCATGGCTCATCGCCAACGGCTACAAAGACATTGAAAACCGCAGCTGGAACACAAAATATCGAGGCCCGATACTCATTCATGCATCGAGCAGGAAGCCGAGCGAAAATGATTGTGATACTGCCAGGATGATCCTGAAGAACACGATCGGTATCGACGCGGCCTTGAGCATGCCAAAAAGTTTTGATTTGGGCGGAATCGTCGGTGTCGCGACCATCTCCGATTGCGTCGATAACAGCCCGTCACCGTGGTTCTTCGGGCCGAAAGGCTTCACCCTGACCGATGCAAAGCCTCTGCAGTTCTACCCGATGAAAGGGAAGCTGAGCTTCTTTGAAACCGGCCTGACGCCAGAAGACCTTAAAGGCGGTGCCGCATGAGCAAACTAAAACCCGGTAACGTTTATATCGAAATTTCACATAACCAGGATGGCGGCTTTTCGCTTTGCGTCAGCAATGACTTTGGTGGTTATCGCATCGCCGGTGCGAAGGTTGGTGGCTGCGAGACATTGGAATCATTCGAGGTAAACGCAGAAGAACTTGTTACTCAGATACGCGAGCATATGGCGGATAGTGCATCATGACTAACACCAACGAACTGACGGCAAAACTGAAAGCCGCGGGCATCAATCTTGAGACAGGGGGTGCAGCGTGAGCGAAATTAACGGCTACGTATCAGACGAAACGATAGAGTTGATACTCGCTGGCGTTATTGAGGGTGTTCAGCCGACAACTCAAGAAGTGGCGATGGCGCGCGAACTGCGTGCGCTACGTAAAATACTCGACGGCGTGACGCAAGAGGCGATAGACGGCGGCTGGACTGCGCGCGGTTTGAGTGATTACGCAAAACAGCTCGAAACCGAGCTGGCTGCGCTGCGGGAGCGGGCGGAGCCTGTAGCTTGGCGTCACGATGACGGGCCTTTCGCTTCGGGGGCATTAACCAGATCAAAATCTGTTGCTGAAACTTGGATGGCAAAGGGCTGGGAAATCACTCCACTCTACACCGCACCGCCCGCGCCAGTTGTGACTGCTGAAACCTTTGAAGAATGGTCGCGTCGATGCGAAATCCAACTCACGTTGTGCCGCCCTGAATTCCGTGAAGTTGCCGAGATAACCTGGAACGCCTGCCGCGCCGCCATGCTCGCAGCGCCGGGCAAGGAGGGGTGATGCCTAAATCCGCAGCAGAGCGCAAATCTCTGTTAAAAATACTGGCATATAATACCTTCATTTCATAAGCGGGGGATTTATGCATAAAGATAAATTGAAAGTTGAAGAAGGTTATACAGTTCTGGATGACGCGCGGTATACAAAGGGAGATAAAGGCCAAGAAATATGCTGGTCGTACATCATACTAAATGAGAATCAAGAAAAGGTAGGTACCGCAAGGATAAGCGAACATACCGAGACTCAGCCGCCATACAGAGAAACGATCCGGGTGACAAAACATGATGTTAATGGCGATGTTATTTCGGATGAGTTTTTCAATGGTGAGGAAGATGAGTAAGACCACCGTTTAAGCTTACGGCGTCCGTTCTGAGACACCCGAATTGACAGCCCGCCCACCCCAATTTACTGTATATAAATACAGTTATTTTGAGGTGTGTCATGAGCAAAGACTCGGACTACTTAATCATCTATCGCGGCGAGATACATCACCGCATTACGCCCGGGCGATGGGTGCTCATTCAGCGTGCAAAGGAGTACGGCGGCGGGTGGTGGCTGGGGAAGGCCTACGACGATGTGTTTATGCTGGAGTTCGAGAAGCCATGCTCTATGGCTGCGGCATCAGAGTACATCATGTCGCACAGGCGGATGAGCACATTCCCGCCGTGGGATGACGATTTTGAGTTAACACCATGACCCGCTTCGGCGGGTTTTTTATTGGAGAAATTTATGTCTGACCAGAGCAAACATTACGACTACTACATCGTTGAAGGGCCGGAAGTGAAGGCGCTTATTGATGGATACGACCAGATAGGAAAAAAGCGAAACGAAATCATGCAGGCGGCAATTGATAAGGTTGGCGCTATCGCATGGACAAATAGCAGCAGCTGGGGAGATAAGGGCGGGCTGATACAGGCTTTCGTGTGGGAAAAAGGTTTTGCATTCCCTGCGCCGGTGACCATCAAAAGCGAGGACTTTTGGGAAGGCAAGCGAGTTGTTATCGCGCGAGGCAAAGGAAACAGCAAAGAAGGCCGTGAGTATCAAAAAACGCTGGAAGCGGTAAAGGATGAGGCCAACAAGCAACTCAAGGCACTGCCGCTCTGGGAGTCGTACATCATTGATCACTACGGCGTCATGCGCACAGGCATTGGCGGCCAGGCAAGACGTGGATACGGTTTTGCCATGTTGAGCACGTATGGCGGTAAATGCCCGGGCCGTGATGATGCACTGGTTTTCGCTATCCCAAACGACAAAAGTGAGCGTCACGGTGATGTGGTAATCCCTGACAGCTTCCAGAAGCTAACGTACGGTCAGTTTTATGACCTAACCAACCGTGAAGATGAATAGGCCGCCTGATGGCGGCTTTTTTACGCCTGGAGATAATCGAATGAGCTATTGCCGATTTAGTTCAGACAACTGGCGCAGCGATGTCTACTGTTATGAATCTGCTCAGGGTTATATAACTCATGTGGCTTCATCAAGAATTATCGGTGACGTTCCAGCAATTCCATTCTTCTTTGATGTACCTCCTGCAGATTTCTTTGAAGCGGTTCGTAAGCAAAACGAGTTCATAGAATCAGCAGAGCGCGAGCCTATCGGTCTGGATCATGATGGGGATATGTTCATTGATAAAACTCCCGATGAAATGATTGACAGACTTATCTATTTGTCTGGTAAGGGGTACTTCGTTCCTGTCAGCGCAATTGAATCTCTATCAGAAGAGATAAAGGAAGGTGCATGATGGAACAATACAGCCTCACGCTAGATGAGGCCTGCGCCATGCTCGGCATATCCAGACCCACGGCCACAAACTGGATAAAGTCAGGAAGACTACAGGCCACCCGCAAAGACCCATCAAAACCAAAATCCCCCTACCTCACCACTCGCCAGGCGTGCATTGCAGCCCTCAAATCTCCGCTGCATACTGTCGCCGTGAGCGCGGGTGATGGCATACGAGAGGAATTGATATGTCACTCTTCCGCAGAGGTGAGACCTGGTACGCCAGTTTCACATTGCCGGACGGCAAAAGATTTAAGCAGTCTCTTGGGACAAAGGACAAAAGGCAGGCCACGGAACTCCATGACAAGCTGAAAGCCGAAGCCTGGCGAGTAAGCAAGCTGGGCGAGACTCCGGACATGACATTCGAGGAAGCGTGTGTCAGGTGGCTTGAGGAGAAGGCGCATAAGAAGTCACTGGATGATGACAAAAGTCGGATCGGATTCTGGCTACAACACTTTGCAGGGATGCAGTTGAAGGACATCACTGAGACAAGAATCTATAACGCGATTCAGAAGATGACCAACCGCCGGCACGAGGAAAACTGGAAGCTCAGAGAGGAGGCATTAAGGAAGAAGGGAAAGCCGGCTCCGCCATATGTGCCACGACCGGCGGCCACAGCCACAAAGGCCACTCACCTTTCTTTCATCAAGGCGCTATTACGTGCCGCTGAGCGTGAATGGAAGATGCTGGACAAAGCGCCGATTGTGAAAGTGCCGCAGCCGAAGAATAAACGCATTCGATGGCTGGAGCCTCATGAGGCGAAAAGGCTGATTGATGAATGCCCGGACCCGCTTAAGTCCGTTGTCGAGTTTGCGCTGGCGACGGGGCTACGGCGGTCGAACATCATCAATCTGGAATGGCAGCAGATAGACATGCAGCGCCGGGTGGCGTGGATACACCCGGAGCAGAGCAAATCAAATCAGGCCATTGGCGTGGCGCTGAATGATACTGCATGTCGTGTGCTGAAAAGGCAAATAGGCAATCACCACAAGTGGGTTTTCGTCTATAAGGAAAGCTGCACCCGGCCTGATGGAACTAAAGCGCCGACAGTGAGGAAGATGCGGTACGACGCAAACACAGCCTGGAGGGCTGCGCTTAAACGTGCTGGCATTGAGGATTTCCGCTTCCATGACCTGCGGCATACCTGGGCGAGCTGGTTAGTTCAGGCAGGCGTCCCGATTTCGGTTCTTCAGGAGATGGGAGGATGGGAGTCAATAGAAATGGTTCGCCGGTATGCACACCTGGCACCTAATCACCTGACCGAGCATGCGAAGCAAATCGACTCGATTTTTGGTGATTGCGTCCCAAATCTGTCCCACACGGAAAAACAGGATGTGATAAACGGTGGATAA